ACCTTGGTTGTCTAAATTAACGACTCTATGTAACATACCTGCACCATACTTTAAAATAGTACCAGCTTCTACACCACTAATCCATTTCGATGTTGGGTTTGTTTTAAACTCTCCTTGTCTTGCTATATACATTCCAACACACTCAAAACTAACATCTACTGAACCTGATGTATTTAGGTTTTCCATAGTTGTTGGTAATGTCATATAATATGATTGATGTGCTCCAACTAATGTATGAAGTAATTTACCATTTACATAATAGAAAGCAGCTAGTGGTGTACACTCTATTGCTAGACTATAATATGTGTCAGGAGTTGGAATCCAATTTCTACCATAATTACCATTAAAACTTCCACTTGCTACAGAATTAACTGTACCAGCATTAGCTCTTGAATTAACACTGAATGTAGCATTATCCAATTCAAAGTAGAATCCATCTACAGGAGTATTGATTGCTGCTGTTGTTATATATGGTCCAGTTCTTCTAATATTATTTGGTGTAAATGCAGTTTTCCAATTAAAACCACCACCCCAATATTGAGCGCCGATTGGACCTGTTGAACCATCTGCGCCAGTTGGACCGATAGGACCAGTAACAATTGAATCCGCACCTGTTGGGCCGATAGGACCTGTTGAACCATCTGCACCTGTTGGGCCGATAGGACCAGTAACAGTTGAATCTGCACAAATTAGAAATTGAATATTTTCTTAATTTTTGATTTTCGAGTATAATTAATATTATTCAGACCTTTCATAGTAGCGTCTGTACAACCAGGAGATAATACAACATCATATGTTAAAATTTTGATTACTTTCACACACATACTTATTATAAATACAAATAACTCTAAGGTTCTAAAATTTTAATCATATATTTTTATATATACGATATGAAATACTTAAAGAAATATGATAGTGGTTATGATGATGATAAAAGTTTACGTAGTGAATTATTAAAATTTATTGATTCTACTGATGATACTTGGAACTATATCACACCAGAAGAATTAAATAAAGACACATCAAAATATTATTTACTCGATATACGAAAAAAAGAGGATTATGATAAAGGTCATATAGAAGGATCTGAAAATATTTTCTGGATGGATCTATTAAAAGAAAAAGAATTAGAAAAATTACCAACAAATGAAAAGATAGTATTAATATGTTACGTTGGACATACTGCTAGTCAAATGTTAGTAGTTTTGAGACTCTTAGGTTATGATGTTATAGCTCTTAAATTTGGAATGGGAATCTCACCTGTGAAAAATATACCTATTTCAGGTTGGAATGATTTTGGATTCCCAATTACTAAATAAAGTTATCTTTCCCATACCCATCTTTTCAAACCACATCCCCATATTCTATAATTACCTAGGTTATGCATTATCTCAGATTCTGTACTTCCTATTACACCGGGTATTTTTAACAATTCTTGTTTTCGATAATTAAATCTATGTTTCCTCGTTTTATCAATAACCCACCAATAATTTGGTGGTGTAACACCATTTAAATTAAAATTAAGCCTCTCATAGAGAACACCATTGAAAAAGGATATGTCACTATAAGATACTATATAATCATATTCATATTTTCTTATAAAATATTTAAATAATTTAGAAGCACCACCAATAACATTAGTTCCCAATTTAGAACAAAACCTAACTAATTCCATAACTTTCCTTTTTTTGGAAAAAGTCATTAGACTAACAAGTTCATCATTGTAATATAACCCTATTTTATATTTGGTGCTTGAATATCCTTGTATGTGATTTTTGTTTAAAAAGTCTTTAACCAATTTAACATTAGATATTTCTTTAATTTCACACTTCCTAGCATAAATTTTATTTGAAATTGATAAGACTTTATTCAAAATCATAGACTCAACTATATCTCTTTTGTCTCTCCAATCATCTTCCCAAACATGTAATAAATTAATACCTAACTCACTACACAATTTCGTCTTATTCAAATGATAATTTTTATCTTTGTGTATTTCAGAATGCCAATAAACACCATTGAATTCAATGGCTAAATTTAATTCTGGTAAAAAAATATCTAATGATAATGGTGGTATGATAGAATAACTATTTTGTATAACTTTAATATTTAATCCTGATATAAAATCACGTAATTCTATCTCACCACTAGAAGTAGTTGTTTCAACTGGGTTACAATTAGTGCAAATTATATTATTATTCCTTAACCTATCGTTTAGTGTTCCTGCAAATATTTCGAAATTTGATTCACATACATCATGGTATATTGTGAAATTTCTATCATTTGAATAATCCATAACTTTATAATCACTGTCTAATTTTTTGGATATTTTAGATGGTAAATTATGTTCTTTAAATTTAATGTCGGATATTATCTTTTTAACCTTTTCAGATTTAGAAGCATTATCAACTCCCCATTTTTCGTAACATGTGTTTCTATATTTTTCTTTATACTCTTCTGTTTTTGAGTAATGATCAACATTATATCTTTCTAATAAAGTATTTCTAAGTTTATCTTTTATAGACTTCACTTTCATTGGATTATCAACACCATGATTTTTCATAAAATTATTTCTAAACTTAATTTTATTACATGAAGCACAATAATAATTCTCTGTTAAACCATTAGTGTATGAATAGTATTCTCTGAATTGTGATTTAGTTTCTAACCCACACTCATCACATTTATAATTAACAATAAATGTTGACCCTGGAGTTAGATGGGTTGTCTCAACCTTTACACGTTCTCTTACTGAAATATCATAACCTAATTTTCTATAATATTTAACATTCCTAGAATGTCCAATTATATAGGTGTATTTATCTAATATCATAATTTATATATTATATGATGCAATACCCCTTTGTTTAAATACCTTTGAATTTTATAAAGAGTGTAAACCTTGTCCGTCATTAGAACCTTCAATAGATACAAGCTTTATTTCATTATCATTATCACCCTTCTTTTTATATAACTCGTTAAAACCCTTTGCTAAACCTCTTTTGAAAATCTCTGTGAAATAAGCAAATGCGTTTACTGATTTTTCCTCATTAAAGTTAAACCAATTTTGGTACATGTCTAATAGACCACTTTGATAACAATCCATTTTATCATCATTGGACCAATATCTCATTTTTTTGATAGTTTTTTTACCAAGTAATTCAAGCATTTTCTCAGCTTTTCTTGTTAATTTACCTTGGGCTTTTGATACGATAATTTCTACATACAATTCTTTGTTGTTAAGATACATAAATAAGCATTATTTTTTTGGAGAACTAATTAAAGTTCCGATATGCTTTCATGTTATACATGGTTGTTTTTAGAAAGTTTAGAAAGTTTAGAAAATTATTCTTTTTTAGTTACTTATCTCTATTTTATCTTTATCTTTCCATATCTTTCTAACACCTAATAATGCCGCACCAACACCTATTAGTGTTATACTAGATTGTATAACTTCAGGTGCAAATGCCGAAAAGTTAGTTAGATAATACATCACTATACCAGATAGAAATCCAAGTAAGCCAACCACAACAGAGATAACACCACAAAAACCTGAGCCAGATGTTTTACCATCATTGTTGTTAAATATCTCTTTCCAGTTGAATTTTGATACGTCTTTTGCCATAATTATAGAATTTATTTTATATTTTATATATTATTTATGAAAACTCATTTTTTGTATTTATATAAAAAAACCCATCTAAATTAAATTTAGACGGGAAAAGTACAAAGTATATTATTATTTAGTGTTTAATTCTTTCATTATATTTCATCTCTTTAATAGCTGATAATTCTGCATCTAGATTAGATTTTCTCTTCTCTAAATTTGTAAGTGCAGTATTCAAAATTGTTGATTCACCAATCATCTTAATTGAACCTTCAATTTTTTCTATGTTAAAATTAACATCTTCTAATTTAAGAGTAATTTCTCTTTCCTTATCTTCAAGTTTTCTTTTAACCATCATTTCTTTACCCAATTTATTCTCATAAAAATAAGTTAAGTCATAATTTAATTCGTTTCTTACTTCGTTTACTAATTCAAGAGCTGATTGATATTTGAAGAATGAATTACCATATCTCTCATCAGTTCTATAAAGGAATGTTGCATTCTTATAATTAAATGCAAAGCACTCTAAATAAGGATTAACTAAGTTATTAACTCTTTTAACAACATCTAATTCAACAAATTTATCCATGTTCTTAGCAACTTCTTGTAGAATAGGATAAAAGTTCTTGTTTACTATTGGTACAATAGGTGAAGAGAATAAAGTTTCTAAAGTTGTTTCTTCATTCATCTCATCATCATTAATATAAACAGTTTTGTTATTAACACCAATACCGATTGTTAAATACTCTGAAATTCTGAAATTTACTCTATCATCTGATATCTGTGCATATTTCATACCTGATTCAATCATTCTCATAGAAGCTAGTTTCTGATCATCTTTAATATTGTTTTCTAAAACAGTTTTTTCAATATTATTCTCTGTTAACAAGAACCATGAATCTTTAATTAATGCTACATGTCCGTTCTCAACTTGTTCAACAAGAGTATAAACTGATTCACCTTTACCACCACTTAATAGGTTACTTCTACCTTCTGGTGAAGATGTTAGGTTATGTACAAATAATTTGATTTCAGGAACCCAATCATAAATAGCAAGTTCATTAAGAATCTTAGCCATCATATCTTGATCTGTTTCAAGATTAATTGTTTCTAAAAGTACATTTATCGGTTGTCTGTAAAGTTCTCCTTGATTTTTAGAGTTTAAGACATTATATAAATTCTTCAATTCATATAACAATTCATAATCACTCATATCATCATTAAGATCTTCTAATAAGGATTTAACTTCTTTATCATATGTATATGGCTTTAATTTCTCATTAAGAGAGATAATTATAGATTTTTCAGAGCTTTCAATACATGCATTCATGTGTGATTCGACTATATAAGATACTTCTTCTTGGTCGAGTGAAAGGTTTTTTCTGAAGTTAAACAATTCTAGTTTAAGATTCTTCATATTTTAAAATTTATTTTTTTTATATATTCTATATATTAATAGGAAAAAGCCATTTTTTGCTATTTTCAAACTCAACTATTATTGATTATTTTCTCTAGCTTTCAATATATTGTTAAACCATCTTGACTTCTTAGGCCCATAAATGAAATAGTCACTTTGCCCATTAAAATTCGGTGTTTCTGGATTACTACCAATTGGATAACTAGTATTATCTGATGGGTTTACGTCATTTGACCCACCATTTTCTCCAAAACTACCTGTAGCACCATAAGGTGTAGGAACTGATGGCACATCTGGATTATTAGGATCTGGGAATCCACCAGGTGTAGTTGTTCCAGTAAAGTAATCTGAGAAACCACCACTTGTTTGATAGCCATTCTGGTCTGTCATTCCACTACCCGGTGAAATAGGATAACCTTCTGCATTAACTCTATCTTTTCTAAATGCTGGGTAATAAGTTTGTACTTCAAATGATACCGTTAATTTTATTTGATTTGAACTAGATAAATCAACCTCCCTATTTATTTCTATTGAGTTAGTATCAGGCATTAAAATAACAGCATCTATATTCATGAAGTTATATTCAAAATACATAAATCTATATATCCATAATGTATCCATGATTGCTTGACTACACTTGAATGTGTCAATCTCATTTGATAGTAAAATCTCCAAGTCATATGTTACTGAGATTGGAACAGCTCTAACTTTAGCCAAGACCTTTCTTATTTCTTTCTCATTCTCAATAACCATTCTAAGCCACACGTTTGGATTTGCAACTTCATCTGAAAGTATATTAAAACTCTTCAGTGTTATATGACCTCTTGGTATAATATCAGTATTTAACTCAATAAACCTATTCTCAGATACTATATCATCTTGAAAAGAATCTAATAAAAACCGTTCATCACCAGTCAAAGAATAATAAAATGGCACATTAACTGCATAATCACCCGCAGTAAATCTATTAATCCATCTAACTTGACCTTCCAAAGTGTCTAAAACACAGACTGTTAAATCACGGAAAAAAGTATCTTCAAAATTAAATTTATCTCCTATCATTATCTTTTTATTTTTATATATTAAATCAAATTCTCTTCAACTTATGACATTTTTAAAATATCATGAATATGAGTATAAATAAATTATTATTATGGGAAAAACACAGACCCAGAACAATCGAAGATATAATATTACTACCTAGAATAGGTAAACATTTTGAGAATGGAATAGAAGGTAATTATATCTTCCATGGTAATTTCGGCACAGGAAAAACATCATTAGCTAGAATTCTAATAGGACTCTACACAAAAGATAAAGCATTCTTAGAAATAAATAGTTCATTATATACTTCAGTTGAGGTTCTTAGGAATGAAATCTCTGATTTTTGTAAGTTTAAACCAATGTTAGAAGCCGATTCTGATATTAAATATGTGTTTTTAGATGAATTCGATAGAGTTTCTATACAATTCCAAGATGCATTCAAAGCATTTATTGAAAAGTATAGTAAGAACGGTGTTAGATTCATAATAACAACGAATCATATAAATCAGATAAGCGATGGTATAAAATCTAGAATACCATCATTAGATTTTGATTGTATGGATGTAGAAGAAGAAAGATATCTTAAAAAAGAAATTTACAAAAGAGTAAAGAATATTATTTTACCCGGAGAAAATGCAGAAATTTCAAAAGATGTTTTAGTTGATATAGTAAATAAGAAATTTCCTGATTTTAGATCTATAATAGTTGAGGTTGAAAGTTATATAAAAACAGGTAGTTCAACTACATCTGTCTCAAATGTCTCTACTAAGATTAAAATGGATTTATATAAAGTGTTATATGATGAATCTTTAGATTATGACAAGATATATCATTTCCTAATGAGTAGTTTCGGTGCAGAAAAGATACACATCATGTTTAAATTATTAGGTCGACCATTTATCGATTGGTCATTAGAAAACGATAAAAATGTAGATAAATTATTTAAGTGTAACTATGTAATATCTGATTATACTTCTAAACTTGAAACAAATACAGACCCAATTATACTTGGATTGACAACAATTGGTAAATTTAGGGATATTTTATTATAATTTTCTTTTAAGTTGAAAGAACTTCATTGTTATACCATATGTATGAGTTGATGCTAATGTGTAATGACATAATAGACCAATACCCATATCTCTTAATTCTCTCTTAATTCTCTCTATATTTTCTTTATAATGTTCTTCACTGTTAATATCGCTATTAGCTAAAACTATTCTTACTGACTTTTAATAGCGACTAATGTATTTTTATTAATTATTGATGCCTTTATGATACTTTTTGGTTCACTATCAAACCCTGTTTGGTAACTCAAACGACCATCACTATATCTATTTTTAGAAGAAAAACTATATTCAGTAAATCCTAACACTGCCGTACAATCATATTGAACTTCATACCATATATCCTTAACATTTTCCATTTCTACCTGATATATATCAGATAATTCTTTCATTGTAGGGATATCAGATAATTCTTTTCGCACTAATTCAAATATCTCATCACTGACTTCTAGTTTCTCTAAGTCTGATACACTCGCTTCGAATATTGAATATTTATCTATATGCTTCATTATATATGTATATATTATTTTAATATATATAAAATATGGCAGCATTTAACTTTATAGACTTTTATATTGGGTATCCGGGACACCCAAATTATAAATCACCTGAATTAATAGAGGATGATTTAATTCGTGCAATTGTTCAAAAATATGAAATGATTATTTTTACAAATAAAGGTGAATTATTAGGAGATCCAAATTTTGGTGCAGATTTACCATCACTATTATATGAGACTAAATTATCATCAGAAATGATAGAAGGTGATATAAGAGCACAAATAGCCGATTATATAAATGAAATAGATGATATTGACTATGACCTAAAAGTAGAATTCTTCGAAGACCCTGAAAGATATCAAGAATATATGGTCATTGGATTTAAAATCAAAGACTATGAAGTTTATGCAAACGTCTATTAATTTTTAATTAACTGCAACCATCTTTTAAATTCACGAAATTCAGCAGGTGTCAAATATTTAGATATTCTTCTAGCAGTATCTCTTGTTATTGGTGAATTATTAGAAAGTCTAACCATACCTGGTAATACTTCTCTTATATTATTGTTTATTACTGGTGAGTTTCCCAAAATTTGATATTTAGATAGAATCTTTTCCTCATTATTATGCCACCAATCACTGAAGCTTTTACTATGATATCCATGAACTTCATCATATTCAACACCATCTGCACCTTCTTCATATACTTCCATTAATAATTTCTTTATAACTTCTAACTCTTCATTAACACCTTCGTTCAATTGTTCTACTTTTTTAATTTTCATATTCTTTATTTATTTTATTGGGCAATGATTTGCTGAATAAATATATTTCCAATCTCTTTTAATGTTTACACCGATTGTTGTTGCTGCAACAAAAATGTCTTCTAAACATTCTGAATCGCTACCACCTACAATATATGTTAATTTACCTTTTTGTGATTTTAAGAAACTATATAACTTATTACCAATGTGAAACCACTGATGATTATTACCAATAAATACTATTGCAGTTCCCTTATTTGTCTCGAATAATTCTCCCTTTTTAAGAGTTTTAGATTCTTCCTTCTGTTTTATTCCATTATATACATCTTCATTTAATATCTTTTTGTAGAAATCAACATTGACATCATAGTTATATCGTTTTTCTATTAAATCTTTTTGATTTGGGAAAAAATATAAATCACCATTTACTGGTTTATCAGGTTTATCATCATATAAATAATCTTTATCCACATTTTTACCCTCAATATGATTATCCCATATTTGATAAACATCACTAAATCCTTTACTATATTTATTTAATTCGTTTAGATACATCTCTGTGAAAAATTCACGGAAAGATTTTTGAACATCAACGATTATTAATGAAGAATTGTTACTGTGGCTTTCGAAAGTTTTTAGAAAAATCATAATGTATATATTTAAAATATAAATCCAAAAAATGTTGATTATAAAAAGTAATATATAGTTATATATGAAACATTTAAAATACTCTAAGATATTTGAAGGAAATAAATATGGTGATGCCATCAAAAATGATACACTAACTGGTTTAAATGATTTAGTATATGAAATCAAAGATATGGGTTATGAAGTTAACTGTAAGGCATATGTTTCCTATGGTGGCGATGATGATGATATAACATATGATATTATAGTTAAAAAGGAAAGAGACAACAGAGACAATCGAAACATAACATTAGGTAATATTGAGAAAATGGATATTTTTGATAAGGAAAACGATGCGGTATATAAGTTGAAAAAAGAATTCGGTGAAATAATAAAACGAGCAATAGATGCATTTGGTTTACATGTTAATTATTATTCATATAAAATTGAAGAAAACAGTACTTTCCTATTTGTTAAATTCCAAAAATGGTGTGATGATGATGAAATCGATGATGAGAATGATGAGAATGATGATTTTTTCGAATAAACTACAATAATTATAATTTTTTACAAAAAAATGCCCCCAATTAAAATATTGAGGGCTGGTCTAAACCTTAATGGTTTAGATGTGATTTTTCATTTAGATTGGAAGATCTTCATCTTCATCATCATCTTCTTCATCTTCATCTATAAATTGTCCTTGTGCCTGACCTTGTTGTTGTGGCTCTTCAAATTCGTCTCCTGTTTGAACTTGAACTTGTGCTTGACCATCTTGAACTTGTCCTTGACCATTTTGAACTTGTGCTTGACCATCTTGAACTTGTCCTTGACCATTTTGAACTTGTGTTTGACCATCTTGAACTTGTCCTTGACCATCTTGAACTTGTGCTTGACCATCTTGAACTTGTCCTTGGTCTTGCATTTGTGTTTGATCAGGTTGAACTTGCATCTGTGCTTGTGGTTGTGTAGTTTGTGGTTGTGCCTGTGTTTGACCACCCATTATAGCACCACCTGGAATCTTATCAACATCAAGATTGTTCATGTTAATATACTTAACAATTTCTTCCGCGATATCTACATCACCAAAAAACTGTCTTAAATTCTTACCAGTTGTTTCTTTTACTTTCTTAACATAAGAGTTGATTAAAGATTGAGGAATATCAATCATTGTTTTAACCTTATAGATATCATTTACTTGAAGAACGGCTTCTTTGATTATTTCCATTCTGTTCTTCTTGATACGGTAACCTTCGAATGTTCTGATATGTTTCATATTTTTCATATTTTTCACAATATATTTTTTATAAGTTTATATATTTAATATTAAAACCCATTTTTTCTCATCTTATATATTTAATATTAAAACCCATTTTTTGCCTAAATCGATATCAAAAGGATGACCAAACCAATTATCACACCACCACCGACGACACCACCAATTATGGTTTTCTTTTTTAAGTCATTCATCTTATCAATATTCAATTGTATTTCTTCATCTTTATTTTTAAGCTGCTTATCATACAATACTTCATTAGTAATATAATCCGATATTTGTTTGTTTAGATTCTCAATTTGTTCCGCTTTAAGTGTGTTTGATTCGGTTAAATTATTTATCTGTATATCTTGTTTTGAGATTATCTCATTCTTTTCATTTATAACAGTTATACAAACCGAATCCATATCTGTGTTAAGATTATTAGTTTTCTCTAACAGTTCTAATATATCTAATTTATTATCAATTATTCTAACTTGTTCTAAGGTAAACACCATTGTTTTATTACCGATTGAATCAGTTAATATCTTTGGGTAAGTTTCAATTTCTAACTGTGCAAATGTACAAACACTTATTAAAATGGATAGCGCTAATATTATAATTTTTTTCATAGTTAAATTTTATTTTTTAATGATTCTAAAAGCTCCTCTTCTGTTTTATATGGTGGATCATTCTTTAACTTCTCAATTTTCAACTGCAACTCTTCCAGTTCATTTTTCAATTTATTCAATTCTTTCATAGATTCGTATGCCTTATCTTTGTTTTTCTTGATATCTTTATTCAAATTATCTATCTTTATTTGTAATAAACTATCTAACCTGGCTATACTATCATATTTGAATTCTAATACTACTAAGTTTTTTTGAATAGAATCCCTGCTATTTTCTAATAATTCATTCTCATCATGTAATTCACCTATTCTTGTCTTATAGTCTTTATTATCGTCATATGTAAAGTACCATTTAAACCCAACTAAGAGCAACAATCCAAATAACACAAGCATTACTATTGTTTTAAAATCTAATCTTTTTTTCATAATTGCTTAAATATTTTATTTATATATTAAAAAAATTGTTTTTATAACAGAAAATCACTATATTTGTTAATTAAATTTAATAAATAAGATATGTATAAAACAGTATATTCATTTGATTTTGATGGCACTTTATGCCATACACCAACACCTGAAGTTGGTAGAGATGCCTGGAAAAGAGAAACAGGTTTCAATTTCCCACACACTGGGTGGTGGGGAAAAGCAGAGAGCATTGATCCTGATGTATTTTATGTACCTGTGAATGAGTGGGTTTATAGAAAATATTTAGAAGCTAGTCAAGATGAAGATGGTGCTAAAATTTTAGCAACTGGTAGATTGAATAAGGTTCCTGATATGAGAAAACATGTTAGTAGTATATTGCGAGACCATAATTTAGAATTTGATGAAATAATGATAATTCCTGGTAATGATAGATATCCTGAAAATGGTACTGATGGACTCTATCTTTGTTGGGGTGGTGGAACATATGAATTTAAAATTAGATTATTCGAACAATTAATAAAAGAAAGTGGATGTGAACACTTTATTATGTATGATGATAGGTACGAACATATTGTAAGATTTTGTGAATGGGCAAAAGAACAAGACTGTAAAATAACGGTTGTTGATATTATACATAAGAATGAGAAAACTTTCAATTAATAAAATTATATAATAATATGACAGAAACAGAGAAGAAATCAAGCACACTGGTAAAAGAGATACTCTCTAAGCCTTATAGATTAACATTGCATAACGATGACCACAATACTTTTGATTGGGTTATTAAATGTCTAATAGATATATGTAGCCATGAAGTTGAACAAGCTAATCAATGTGCACATTTAGTACATTATAAAGGTAAATGTGATGTTAAATATGGTAACTATGAATTAATATCTGATATGAAAACTAAAATGGATAACTTAGGATTATTAGCAACAATTGAGGTTAATTAATCAGAAAGAGGATTAGACTTACCAAAGCCATCTTCTTTTTTATTAGAGGCATCATTTAATTTTTCAAGTTCTTCCTGTACTCTTTTAATCTCATCTTGAACTTTACTCAACTCATCTTGTAGTTTCTTCTCTCTGGCTTCTTCATCTTTCAGCTCCTTTTCTTTCTCTTTTATAAAAGTTTCTAATTCATCAATGCGACCTTCTATAAATTCTTTTGAGTTATGTCTTAAATTACTCTTTAGCCAATCATGAGGTAAATCTACTACAATTTCTTCATTGAATTTTCCCCAATTTTTAATCTCCATAAATCTATATATTTATTTTAGAAACCAGTTTTTACTTATGTTACTCTCAGTTCTATAGCTAGATAAATGTTTTCTTCTAATATTTAATACTTGTGTGTAATCAACCGCTTCAAAATAATCTGATTTTTTAAGACAATTTTCGATATATGATTTAATTTCACCACTCAACTCTTTATTCATATATTCTTCTACTAATTCTTTAAATTCATTCTTTTTGAAAATAGAAGTAGCATTAACAATAGTCATAACACAATTATGTACAACAATACCATTGGCTATATAGCTATTATCATCCTCAACTTCTAAATTATATGTCAATCCTTTATAGTTATATTTAACATAACTATCGAAGGTAGATGATATTTCAAAATCAGATATTCTTTTCAAACTAGAAGATGTCGGGCGTACATCATAAACAGTTACCCAATACTGATCTTTACACTTAACCTCATATCTGTGTCTTTTGTTTTTATTTATTAAACTATGTTTACCAATTGATAAAGCAATATCTCGCATAGATAGTGCTAATTGTAAACTAGTAGTACACCCAATATTACAACTGGATCTATTATTTTTACTCCTTTTGAACCATCCATCACCGAGTAACCAATATTCCAATGTATAGCTTAAATCATTGGCTAGACTATGACCATAAGTTGGGAATATTTTTTCCTTTGTTTCTGTATCATAACATTGAATTAATAACTCGAATAGTGTTTTGTTATAAACTATTATAACACACCCATTATCACTACGACTTTCTTCAAATAAATTCAAACCTAAAGAATTAAGATAACCCTTATACCAACCTATTAATTCATTTTGATTTTTATTAAAAGCCATTGATATTCTATATGTTGTATTATTAGGTTTATAACAATTACCATCCGCTAAAAATAAACCTAAAAATTTAGCAAATTCTTCATCAAATATAATTTGTTTTATTTTAATATTACTTTCTGCAAAATTTTTATCTCTTTCAAATAATTTATTATAATTAATAACTTTTTGTGTATTAATATTATATTTTTCTATTATATTCACACACCTTTGTTTTTTTGATATTTTACCTGGTAAAACCCATTTCCTTATTGATAAATTATTATAATTACCGGTTTTATAAACTTTTCTTGAATAATTATTAGATGCAATATAAAGCGGGTGATTGTATGTTAAATTTAGATTAGGTTGTCCTTTAAACTTCACATCAAACATATCACCATCAAATTCCTTAATACAAATATTAGTAATTTTTTTATAGTTACCTAGATGTGTTAAGACGAAATCACCTATTTTTAAATCTTTTATTTTCCTATAACCAAATTCGGTTTTTATAAATGTATCTGGTAATAAACAATCATCATGACCAGCATCAGCAGCATATCTAACATTCCCGGCATTAGTTACATGCTTAACAAATGTTGTTATTTCATCTATAGTCTCATGATTTGTTATGTGGAAGTTTTTCTTTGACATTAAATCTTGATAATCTTTTACTAATAGGTTTTTATTCTCACCTACTTTCAAACCAATTTTTTCTTCTTTTGCATCAACTCTGTGTTTATATCTAACAAAAACAGAAGAACCATAATTATTCTTACCATCAAATACGTGAGGCATCTCTGATAATAAAGTACCACCATAATTATTTAACTCTAGAACTATTTTTACATTATCTGGGTTAAAATATTCAAATGCTAAAATATATAATAGTTCTGCTATTTGTTTTAAAGATGCAATATTACACCTATATATACCCACCTGTTCTAAAGTAAAGAAATCGACTATTGAATCATAATTATCTTTTTGTTGTTCAATCGTCTCAATCGATTTGTGACCAAGTTTAAATATATTTATAATCGAATAATCCTGACCTAACCCTTCGGATAAATCAACAGATAATATAATTTTATAATCTTTCCTTCTCATTGGTAAGAAGGAATCATTATCTATCCATTTTAAGTCTTCATATGAGAATTTAAGCTTTTCAAACTCTCTCAATTCTTCATATATGTAATTTTCTTTTTGTTTTAATAGTCCATTAATTATACCCTCATTCAATAGTGATTTACTAGAGTTGATGAATCTTAACCCATACTCTTGATTAAATGCGTCTTCACCACCAATATCTTTGATAGCTTCATCTTTCCAAGTAGTTACTTCTGATATTGTTTGTAATGAAATCTCTTCACCTTTATCATTTAAAATATTTAACGATCTAATATCCTCGTTACTACACTTATCATTATTATCTACATGTATCACATACTTCTGTTTATCAACATCCCATTTCATTTCAATTTCGGTATCTGACTCCCATTTCTTTTTAACTTCATCTAATACATACTCTTTAGTGATACCATTCTCATATAATCTATGATCGTTCAATCTTAAATAGGTTACAAATCTACCAGGAACTTCGTGCCAGTAAACTCGCATCGCTTTGTAGTTGTTTTTTGCAGGGTCACCATCTGGTCTTTCAGCACTCATTAAAAGTTTATGAAACAAGTTCATACCATTTGGGGTTGATGTTATAATAATCTTTGAGTTCTTTATCGCAGATACTGTTGGGAAAACAGCTGTATAATAAGGTTCGATTATATTTGATGGTATGTGTGCAAATTCATCTAAGTATAATAAGTCAATAGTAAAACCAATCGCAGGAGTCTTAGTTCTTGCAGATGTTTTAATTCTACAACCATTTTCAAAGGTTAGCGATTTTTGATTCCATGTTTTTATACCAGGTTTTAAAAAGAATGGTAATAAACTATAAATAGATTTGATTTTATCAACAATCTCAATAGTAGTATCACGAATATTCGCAACAATCATAACATTCTTATCATTATTGAATAATAATGTGTGTAACATGAATATTGAAGCAGATATTGTATTATGTGATAATATACCATTTGTGTATAATCTGTGATTATCATGATTTATTGTCGTATCAAACATAGAGGATTTAAATCTACTCTCTAATACCAATCTAACTTTTTCTAATCCATTTCTTGTTTGTATCTTCTGACCAATCTTTAAATCTTTAACAAAAACCTCATTTAAGTTTTCATCGAATATAATATGATTATCCGCACATTCTAATTTAAAGTTTTCAGTGATTAAATGATAGTGTGTATAAGGTTGTGTTATGTGTAAATTTGATATTGTTTCATAGCCAGTGTCGGTTTCGGCTTTAATATTTAATAATGATATAGTATTTAATATTTTCTTAGAGATATCATCTTCATCTAAACTTAGATTTTTATATTCATAATTTTCTATTTTTTGAATAAAATATCTTAATATTAAAGATAATTTTCTTTTTAAAAATTGCATTTTAAATGTTTTTATTTATATGTATATATAAAGATACAGTCTCTATTGCGATTTGTGTCGAATTATTTTTTATATTAAAATGTGAAATTTACTCAAAAATAGACATTTGAATTAAAATTGAATTAAAATTATAATATATAAATTATAAAAAGATAGGGCAATATGAACATTTTAGAACTTAAATATAACAGTAAATCCTATACAAATCCAAGACAAATAATTAAGATACTTGAAAATGAAAAGTTTTACTGGTTAATCGACTCAGAACTTAGCAACGCTAAGATAGAGATAAAAAATAACACTATTATATGGCATGAAGGTATTTATTTAGCAGGTGATTGGGAATATGGAATTTTCAAAAATGGCGGGTTTTATGGTAATTGGGTGAATGGAATTTTTGAAAATGGTACTTTCCAGGGCAAATGGATTAGCGGTATTAATCTATCAAAAAATAATTAACACGATGAGAAAAAAGAAAACTTTATCAAAAGAAGAAACATTCTTACTAGAATTAGAATTAGTATATAGTGAAAATAAAGTTTTAGTTGTCGAGAATCAAGAAGGTTATATAAGCTTTGAAACAATAAAAGAATCCACAATGGATTTAACAGAAGGTGTTTCAATACTTATAAACAAACTAGACAACGAAGATTCAATTTGGAATACAGAAATTAAAAAATTATATAGAATATCACCTGAGAAGACACTATATTGGTTAAGTGGTGGTGATGCAGAATGGGGGAAGATGACAAATTATAAGAAACCATGGTGTGAATGTATGAATATTTTTAAAGATGAGTTCGGAGATTCAATAATAGAAATTGCTGAAAATGCTTCCAAATTAAGTGATATTAGAAATTATTTTAAGAAATATTTAAATCTACCTGTATTATATGACTTTGCTTTAAGTAAAAACTTAATAAAATAGAATATATTTTTAATATATACTGATATGGAAGATGAATACAAAGAATATAGATTAGTCTGTAAAAACCCTTGGTGTAAAGCACAATTTATTTGTACTAACGAAGATGTTATTGAAAAAGACGGTAAGAAGATATACCCTAAAGAATGTAAAAAATGTAAGAGTTTTGATACAGAATTAAGTGGTGGAGTAACCTGGGAAGAAAGACATTATGAGGGTGACCCTTGGAAAGGCGCACACCAAATAAGCTATAAAGTAACTAATTATAATTAAATTATGAATGCACATTTTTTTGACATAGACGTATTGATGAAGATAGATAATAGTATTTGGATAATTTCTAAGTACAAACCATCTATACCTATTATTAAAATATCGAAATCTGAATTTAATTTGATTAAAAAAGGTATTTATAAGAAATTTAACTCACCTTTAGAATTAGATAACCGTAAGTACTGGTTACCTGAAAATCTATTAAATCAATTAAAGATAAAGTGTAAGAAACACAAATGTGATATTACTGACCTATTGTTTTCTATGCAAGAGTTTGTTAATAAGGATGTTATTGATAATTTAGATTATGAAATTCAGACACAAAACTTCCAACACTTAAAAAACAGAACTGATGATATTTATGTTATATGTTCTAGAAAGAGTAAAAATAGCTATGAGTCTATAATTAAGAAACTTGAAAAGGAATTAGGTAAATTAGGTATAGAGATTAAGAAATTCTATTATTTATCCGAAACATTTTATAATAGAGATAAAGATAACATCTCATATAAGAAAGTTAAACTATTACTTCAACATCTAATGGGTTTGAAAACAGAATATGATAAATTCACAGATGTAGAAATAACCAAATATGATAAGATATATTATTATGACGATGAACCAAATGCACTTACATTAGCATTGGACTCTAATATTATGTTTTCTAATCTTCTGAAAAATAGCGACGATGTTGTTAAAAAGCAAATAAAAGAAGTTATAAATTCAAATGATAATATCATAACAGTTAAGCAAGTAACACATAATAAATTTAATATTTTCAATGAAAAGGATGTTGTTATAAAATATAGCCACATAACCAAGACATTTGAAGGGTTTAAAAATAACAAAAATAATACAATTATATGAAACACGTAAAAAAAGTAAATGAATTTTTTGGTGGAGGAGAAAGAGCCGCACAGGATTTGATAAATAGAAAACACCAATCTTTATTAGAAACATTGAGTACTTGGGAGAAACCATATACAGAGGAACAAATGATTAAGATAGAGAGAATCTCACATTATATAATGGAGGGCGTCGATTTAGATTCTGTCTATAGTGATTATAAATTGAGTAAAAAGATATCTAAAAAGACTGGAAGACAAAATTGGTAACAATATGAAATATATTACTTTATACGAAAACTACAACCCTAGCATTGTATCTGAGATAAGAAACTGTTTCTTACCTGTTACTGATTTTTCTGATATTGTTATTAAAATGCCAAAAGATAGTAAACACCTTGATAAATGGGGTCGTGGTCAAAGACCAAAAGTTAACCCAAATTATTATAACATCAGAATATCATTTAATAATACGGATGATGATGTAACAACTCGCAAAATAACAACAGATGGGGTTGAACATGATTCATTTCATTATAGGAAGATAAAAAATTCTACTGAATTACACGAAGAAATAATGGAAGCAATTGAAAAATGTATTAATTATATTGGGTTAGAATTAGATAGAATTGACTTTAGATGGGTTGCTATTGGTGAATTTGATGAGAGATTAGGACATATACCACAGGGGATTTTGACTAAAATTTTCAGAGGACAACCACACCATAAACATGATAATATTGATAAATTTGATAGTTTTTATGAAGAAAGGTGTGAGTTAGTTAGATTTATCGAACTAAGTTTTAATATTCAATAATAAATAACCAATCGTATAATTTAATCTTAATCTTTTCTAATAAAGTTAGCTTTCTTTCTTTTGCTAACATATTATAATATAGCTTACCGACTCTAATATCATATTGATTACCATCTTTTTCAATTGAAAAAATTGTATTGAATGAGAAGCATTTACCAACCTGTCTAGAAGCCATTAAGATATTAAACCTATTCTGAATAAAATTATCCATCATAATTCCTTGATAATCACGTAACTCTATATTATCGATAGAACCATCTTCTGTTTTTACTTGGCAATATTTTTCAGTAAAGTAATGAACATCTAATGCACATTTGATATATTCTTGTTGTTCTTCTTCTGTCATTTTAAAAATCACACCTGATCTTCTGTTACCTACCTCACTCTTACGCCATGGGTTTTGATACCTTTTCAATACAACACCATCATTTATCATATCAGTGTGTTCATTTACTAATTTAGTTGTGAAGACCATTTGTCTTTCATTTTGCTTTTTCTTTGCCATCGGAAGAATATTTTTTAATATATAGTAAAAAACCGAGACTCTATGGCTAAAATAGACAAAGAACGAAAGAAGATACAAGATGAGTTTGACCAAATACAATCAGAGAGTGGTGTGTTTGATATATCAAATCACTTAGCTAAGATAGAAGATTTACCTGATTTGGGTGAAATTGAAATATATGATTATGATTCAGATATGACCGTTGTTAGAAATAAATCAATGGAAGTATTAGAAACCTTAGTAGATTTATTTTTAGGTGATGTTCCACAACTGAAAGAGCACCCATATATTAAGACTAAGATGGAAGAAGATGCTATGGTATATGCAGAGGGTTTATTTTTAGCTAAAATGACAAGAAAGAATTTTCTTAACCAACTTAGACAAGTAGATAATGGAGATAATTCTGCTAGAATGCATGAGGTTGTTAACCAAACGATTGGACAAATAAGAGAAAACTCTAAATTTCTTTCCGGTCAACGATCAGAATTAGAGAAGTTTTATAAGAATCTCAGAAATGATATGGGTTATAATGAAATAGAACCGGAGAGGTCAATAGAAGAAATTGACGATGAAGAAGGATCAGTAACCGATAATAGAAAATTAAACGATTTAATTAAAGATGCTGTCATGAAAAGTGATGATAAAAATAAAAAAGGATAACAATGTTATCCTTTTTCTTATTTTTTGAGAGTTTTTAAGTGTGCTTTTTCACCATCACTTAAAAATTCGTAAGTTACTTCTGCTATTTTTTCAAGAATCACATCAGTATCATATAATGCATCAGTGTTAATTCTGTAAGTTTCAATTGATTTGAAAACTTCTCTAGAACCATCAGTGAAATGTAATTCATCAGAACCCTTTAATGTATATAAAAATATTTTAAATGTGTCCATATCAATGTACATTTTTTCAATGTTTTCTTCATCTCTGTTTCTAATTAGATAATCAAAAGAAATTTTTAAATCAGAAGCAATTGCTTTAAGTTCAAATTCAGATATTGTTAAGTCTATTAGTATATTTCTCATAGTGGTATAGTTTTTAAGTTGTTTTTATATATACTACAATATACGGAATTTTTTTGAATTATGCAAATTTTTAAGCACTTATTTTCCATTTATTTTCATATTTTTTCAATAACCTATACAAATATAGTGATTTTTATTGACATTACCAAATTTTACAAAAATAGATTCTTTTTATTTAATATATAATAAAAAATATACTAGATAAATATGAAATATATTAATAACAGAGAAAATTTTCTTAATAAACGAAAACCAATAAACGAAAACTTCGATATGTCTGGTGATGGTGGACCATTTCACAATGATATAAATTGGGGCGATTCACTAGTTGGTAGACTTATAAATTCTTTTAGAAGAAGAGCAGGTGCAGGTGTAAATATGGTTAGAATCAAACAAGTTATTAGCCGATTAAAATCTGAATTTGATAATATAATTTATCAATCACAAACCACAGGGTTATCTGATGAAGATAAGACTAAGATAGCAAATGCTATTGTTTATGATATGATATACTCAATAAATTTCGCAATAACACAAATGAAAGTTATACCATATTCTGGATCAGAAGAAAGCGATTCTGGAGAAAAGAAAGTTACTGATATTGAAAAGAAGGAATTTCTAAAGGAAGTTGAAGATTTGACAATAAGCGTTATTAGTGAGATTAAAAGTAGATCAAAAGATGGAATAACACCAGATAATAAAGATTCAATAATAGCAGCATTAGAAGAATTATTAGCAGAAACGAAAAGATTAAAATCATTATTGAAGACTGACGTAGCTGAACCTGAGACTAAGGAAGAAAAACCCGAAACTGTAGATAAGAAATTTGAAATGGGTAAATATTATTTATATACTAATTCAAAAAATGAAATATCTTTATATTTTATTAAGAATATTAAACCTATTTCAAGTGGGGGTAATTCAATTACTTTCAATTCTTGGAATGGTGAAAAATGGGGGGCAGAACTTACTAATGGTATCTTAAATCCAAAAGGAATAAATAAAGAAATAAGTGTAAAAGAAGATGGTAAATTGGATTTAGAAGGTACTAAATTTTCAGGCAGTGATATTAGTCCTATACTAAAGGATGGAAACGTACAGGGTCAAAAAACTCAAGGTGAGTCAGCTGGTGGTAATGATAGTAATACTACTGGTACTACTAGTGAAAATAAATTATATAAATATTCAGATTTTATTAGAATAAATGAAGAGGTAGAGATGGTCAATGGTCATCACGATGCTACTAAACCACAAGGTGATGAAAATACAGAGAATGATTCAAAAGAAACCACAGAAGATAATAAAGAAGTAGTAACTTATGATACTCAACAAACAATTCTTAAAAAATTCTGGGTTAAGTTATGCGATGATAAACTAACAGCACTTGTAATATCAGCAGACGAAGCTAAGAAAATAAATAGTGAAGTGACTGGTAATTCTGAAGATTCAAAATCAATTATTGTAAATGGAATAGATCCAGTTATTGAAATACTTAAATGTTTCAACCGTGCATATAAGCTACACACAACACAAGTAATACCATCGGGTAGAACAGGTGGTCAGGTATCTAACAAAACATTCAGGGAATATACCTGCTTCGGTACTGGTAGTCCTAAGGATGCTGGTGAATCTGGTGGACCATATAGACACATTAAAGTATTTAATATCTGGGAAAATGCAGTTTTAGATATTCTGAAAAACAGAAAATACCAACCAATTTTTGATAAAAATACAAAATTACAAGTTGGTGATAAGATGAAAGAAGGTGCAGGAACTATATTATCTAAACTAGTAAGAGATTTATTAGATGGTGAATCCTTATATAGAAGTGGTAGTAGTGGTAAACCTGGTGGTGCCCAAGAAGCATTCTTGAATAAATATTTTGGCGATTTAATTGATAAAGATTCTATACAACCTGAAAATCTAGCTTTTGGTCGTGATAAAGAACTCAATGCTAATAATGAAATCGCAACTAAGATAACAAACATTGAATTAAAATTCACTAATGATGAGATAGGTAAGGGGAATGATGATGTTAAGAATACATCAGGTCTTAAAGGTACTATGTTCAGAGTTGAAAATGTATCTACTGGTAGCACAAAGGATTATGTCTATTTCTATATACAAGAGGTTAAGAACAATGAATTATATACTGTCTACACAAAGAAATTTGGAGCATTCGCAAGGTATCTAGAAAATAATGCCACTTTAAATAATGAAAGTTGTTCTCTTGGGCCACTTAAAAAAGCTGGTATGAGTGATGTTTTCTTAACTAAAATACATTATAAAACAGTTGAAGAAAACTTATTTAAGAAACATGGTAGTTTAAAATTAAATGGAGTAGATGAAAAATTCAACAGTGTTGAATTACTTATTAAGGTTAATAGTAGTTGTTCTTGGTTAAGAAAAATAGAGGATGATGAGAAAAAATCAGTATTTAAGATAACAAAGTTTAATTTTAGTAAACCAAATAAGAGTGTAGGGTTCAATACTACTGATTTGGAGACAAAAGCACCAGAAACAAAAAAATAATATGAAGTATTTAAAAGGATATCAAATGTACATAGAATCTGATGAGTTTGAAGTAGCTGACTCTGATTCACCTGATGTTAAACTATCTAAAGATAGTTTGACTGAATTAAGAAAGAATTTATCTGATTATAAAGCTAAGAAATCATTAGTCGATAACATTTATAATGGTGATTATGTCAAAGAAGATGAGTTAGAAAAGATAATTGGTGTGGATGAAGATAAAAACCCTTTCCTATTAAGCTACGCTAATGTTGAAGCAATGAAGAGAAAAATAGAAGATTCACAGAAAAGTGGTGATAAGAAATCATTAGAACTATCTGATTTTAAAGATAGACTATCAATCGCTACTACTGATTTGAAAGTACCATTAAGCAAAAGGGTATCTGAAATAGAAGAACAGAAGTCTAAAATTGAGTCTGATATAATAGAAGATACTAAGAAATTTAAAGAATTAGAGATAGAACACAATGAAAAGATGAAAAATGTCGAAAATGATTTAAAAGAATGGATTAAAAATATACAGTAAAAAACCGAAAAACAAGAAAAATATGATTTTTTAGTTTTTATATATACTTTAAATAAAAAATAAATATAATAATATGGCAAATATTCAAATTGGAAAATACAAAAGACCAGGTATCTTCATAGAAGAATTTGATCAATCAGTTATTTCCTCACCAATAGTTGAAGGTATAACTAACCTTGTAATAGGAGTTTCAAAAAAAGGACCGTTCAATACACCTATTAAATTGACAACTACTAATGACCTTGAAGCGATTTTTGGTCAATTAGATAGAAATTTAGAAAGAAAGGGATCTTTCTTCCACAGAACAATTTCTAAGATGTTAGAAACATCTCCTATCTATGCAATGAACTTATTATTAACCGATGATACTTTAGATGCTATTGAGTATAAATCAATATCTTCATCATCAGGTTTTGACAATGATGTTAAAAGAGAAGGTCCATATAGAAGATTTTTTGATACTACTGGGTTTTGGAAAAGAGATACTGAATCATTCATTAATCTTACTAAAGAAAACACTGGGTATGCAGAAAGAGCATTTAGTTTAACAAATCTAAGTGACAAACCTGTTACTACATTTGTTTTCAAATCTGCACTATCTGGGTTTGATAGAACTTTACTAGAATGGTATGGTACAATCGATAAGATGCCGCCATTTGTAAATGCAAATGATTACGCTTCCGATTATATGGTTGATGTTGTAGTTATTTCTGGTGATTGGTCTAATTATCAATCATTAGCAGTTGATCCAAGATGGAGTCAATATTTTAACGCATCTGGTTTAATAAAAGAAGAAGTTAGTAATTTTGCTAATGATAGAAATATCAATCTTCTTACCTATTATGAAGGATTATCTTTGATTCCATATTTTAGAGACTTAAATGGTACAAATGTATTTATTGAGACTAGTTTAAATAGAGATACAGATAAAACAGGTTTATTCTGCGCATTCAACAATGACTTAGTAGAAGTAGACTATTATAATGGTATGTTAGATCTATTGGGTAATACAATCGTAGGTGAGAATGAAACTAATATCGATTTCATTTCTTATAAAGAATTAATATCAGAACAAATCGAAATTACTGCCACACCTCTTGATTTACCGGGTAATGTAACTGCAATATTAGGTGGTAGTGCATCGTCTTATATCGACCAATCAGCTCACGCATTTGGTTCTATCCCATTAGAAGAAGGTATAGTAACAAATGGTGATAATAGAACAGCATGGTTTGGAGAAGGCTCAGTTTATGATGTTACAAGAACATCATACACAGGAACATCTGGTACTATGTCTATCGTTTATACTGCTGGTGCTAACGCATTTGCTGTAATAGGAGACGAGAAAATAGATATAACCGCAGAAGTAGTTACATTAGAAATATTTGCAACTGATTATCCTATATTATCAACAACTGCTTCTTATTTTGCAACCGCAGTTCTTAATGATTCTGGTGAAATTGTTCTTAATACAACAATCACTGAAGATACTTACCCAACTGTTACTGCAAGTGATATTGTTTTGGGTTATGTTGAATTTGATATAGTTAGTAATGTGATTGCTTCTTCAACATACACACATTTAACTATTAATGATAGTGGGTTCATAGGACTTGTTAATGATACTGATTATGAAGTATCAGATGAAGGTAGTGGTAAAATTAAAATTGAATTTAGTGAAACTGCAACTATACAAGATGTTAATAACTATGAACAATATAGAAAATTCAAAATGTTTAATAGATTAGTTAATTTATTAGATAGCACTAATATTGATAGAATGGCTATGAGTTTAGGTGGTAGTGATGGTTCAGACCGTGATAAATATAGATTAGAAGATTCTAGTGTATTAAATATTGTTACTGCAACTTATGAAAATAAATCATTCGAATTACAAACTACATTAGAATCTGGTGATTTAACTTATATAGTTGATAATGGATACTTAGTAATTTATACAATTGATGATGAAACGATATTGGGTTCAGAAGGTATGATTACAAAGAATACTGTCGCTACTGCAACACAAGGTGTAGTCGCAGAAAATTCTCTACTCTATAGTAGATTCTATGATGGTATGATTAATACAGGTGATTTCTTTTATGATAATAGATTATATACAGACTCAACTGGTGCTACTAATGATTTATTAGGAGACACAGTAACTGTTGATTTTATCGACGGTGAGGATGCTACTGGATCACCAACTTCTTCATATGCTGGATATGATTATATCATATTTGGTAGTGATGAAGATTTTGCTAGTGAAGTTGGCTTATTATCATTAGATAAAATACTAATACCAGATTCTGTATTAAATACAGGCACATTTACAATACAAAATGATGTAGCTACTGGGTTAGCACCTGCGGCATTAGCAGTTGCACTTGGATTTACTGGTAGTGATTATTACGCATATCAAGTTACCGAAGAAGTAGAAACAGAGACTCTATTCGGAGTTAATCTTGTGTATGATTATAATGCTAAATATTATCTTAAAATGTATTTAACTGGAACTGATTTAGACATCGAATTTGTAGATGTATCAGTGAATGTTGAGGCTAATAATACTATATTTATACAGTCTAGAAAATCTAACTTAAAACAAAGTATTGAAATTGAAGTCCCAACAGGATATACAAGAGTACATAACAAAATTTTAGTTGATGCTACTAGATATACTGAATTAGGACCTGGTAATTTCCTTGAAGCATATGTTGACACTGACGAATTAGAAATTGGTGAAGTTCCAAGAAAATTAACTAGAATTTTAAGCAAGAAACGTTATGCAGGTGATGCTACATTATCTGAGATAACTTGTGATTCTAGAATTAAAGTTTATAATTTTGGAGGTGATTTACAAACACTAAGATATGTTAGTATTGATAACTATGTATCTACATATAAAGCAATAACTCTTAAAGGATTTAAAGTTAGAACAAATTCATTACCAGATGGTAGCGAAGATAGACAAGATAGTATCTTAAATCTTGTTGCTAAAGGAACACCAATGTTCAAAGCTTTAACTAATAAAGAAGCTATCGATTTCAGATATTTAATTGACTCATTTGGGTTAGGATTAACTGAGAGATCTAAGCAACAGTTAGTAGATATTTGTGGTACTAGATTAGACCTATTTGGTTTCATCAATATGCCATCATTAAGAGACTTTAAGAACTCAAGCTCACCTAGTTTCGTTGATTCAGAGGGTATATTACAAACAGAATTCATCGCAGAAGGTGGTGACCCTGAGAGTAATCCAGCATTCCTTTATTCATTCGCAGACGGTGCCGGTGTTACAACTGTTGGATACTTTACTCCTTACTTAACTGTAAATGACAACGGTAGACCATTAGATATGCCACCTGCATCATATGTAGCAACTACATACATGAGAAAGCATATTTCAAATGTAACTTCGATTACACCTTGGACTATTGCAGCTGGTGTTACAAATGGTAAAATAACAAACATTAGTGGACTTGAAATGGACTTCACATATGAAGATATTGAGAATCTAAATCAAGCACAAATGAATCCTATTGTATATAAGAGAAATAGAGGTTATATCATTGAGACTGAGAATACTGCACAAACGCTTTATAAATCAGCATTATCATACATTCATGTTAGAGAAGTTCTTGTTGAGTTAGAAAGAGAACTATCTAGAATGTTATTAGATTACCAATGGAAATATAATACTCCTGATATTAGAGCAGAGATTAAACTAAGAGCAGACGTTATCTGTGAGACTTATGTAAGTAAGAATGGTTTATATAACTACTTTAACAAGATGGATGATGAGAATAATACATCAGAGATAATCGACAACCAAATGGGTGTTTTAGACACTTATGTTGAGCCAATCAAAGGTATGGGAATCATCGTAAACAATATTACAATTCTAAGAACTGGTGCAATCAGTGCTGGTGGATTTATAAACTCTTAATAGAGATAAATCGAAAACATAAAAAAAGAGGTGAAATTAATTTCACCTCTTTTTTATTTAAAATATATTTTTAAGAAATAACATCTTTAATATATTCTCTCTTTGTAATTGTCTCATCCATTAAATTTCTAGATAAATATGGCTTATCCAATTCTTTCTCAATTATATCCATAATTTCCTGGTTAGGTAATACTAATTCTTGTGTAGGTGTTTTTTTAGTAACTCTATCTATATTTAGATAGCTTAAATAAGGAGAACCACCACCACTTGTCGTGAATTCCCTTATATCACCTAGATAGTAATAATCATCAACATTCTTTACATATACACCAAATTTCAATTGTCCAAATTGTGATGTATCATATGGTTCTTCGTCAATTAATATCTCTAATTTATACTCATATTGGTTTTTCTTCTTACCTAAAATATCTGCGAATTTTTCCCAAACTTATCAAAAAGGCCTTCATTTGTGAACTCTCTAAAATCTTTAATCATATACTAAATCTTTATTTTCACATATATATTAAAATTCTAAACTATTATTTTTACACGAATATAATAGGTGTAGTTATATATAGAATATATAATAAAAAATAACAAATTATAATATGGCAGAGAATGAAGAGAAAAAAGATGAAAACCTATCAGAAGAAGATTATTTAAAAAAACACCTACTAAAAACAGAAACATCTAATAAATCAATTAATGATACACCATTAGAAAATGTAGAACCACAAGCACAAAGTGTTAAAGTTAATGATTTACATTTTTTCCACTTTGAGATAACTGAATTACCATGTGGTCGATTTTATCCAGCAGGAACATTAATCATGGTTAGACCAGCAGAAGTAAAAGAAATTCAAGCTTATTCAATGGTTGATGATGAGAATTTTTACGATGTCGTCGAAAAGATGAACGGTATGTTACAGTCTTGTGTTCGTATTAAATATACTGATGGTAGAATTGGTACATATTTAGAGATTAAGGACCAAGATAGATTATTTTTAATCTTTTTAGTTCGTGAATTAACTTTCCAAAAAGGAAACGAACTATCAGTTAAAACAGCTTGTCCTTTAGATGGTACCGAATTACAAATTGAACTTAAAAGAGAGAATTTCGTATTTCATGATATAGAAACTAAATTAGATAGATTCTATTCAAATAGTAGAAATTCATATCATTTCAAATTGAAAAATGGAAAAGAATATGAAGTTATGCCACCTAATATTGGGTTACAGAAAGCATTTACTGATTATATTATCAAAGAGAATAATGAGAAAAAAACACCAAATTTATCATTCTTGAAGATAATCCCATTTTTATTACCGGGTAGAACAAGTATTACATATGAGGGTATTAAATCTAAATTGGTAGAATATGAAGACCCTAATGTTATGGATGATCAATCATTCCAATTTTTAAATGACGCTATTAGTAAGATGACATTCGGAATCAAAGAGCTAAAGAAAAATTGTGAGTGTGGTGAAGAGGTCCACACCGAAATGCAGTTTCCCAACGGATTCTCAAGTATTTTCATTGTTCCAGATGCCTTTGACGCATATATTGAAGAATAAATTATTATTACAAAAACACTTCAATCTACAGGAAACATCTATTGATGCTTGGCCATTTTGGATGTTTGAAGAGAATATAAATTTAGTAAATGAAATTGTAGAAGATGAAGAGAGTAATAAGAAAAAGCAAGAAGATGAGAGTTCAATGGGTAATTTTGATGCCAATTCAATGATGAAAAATGCACAAAACATGACTAATAACTTACCAAAGTATTAAAAAAATAAGAAACCTTTCAAATCTGAAAGGTTTCTTTGTATATAATAAAAAAACCTTTCAGATTTTGAAAGGTTTTTAATTTTTTAGTATCCTGATACGATAGGAGGTTCAATTGTGAAATTCTGATCGATGTATTCATCTATGAAGTAATCATATATAAATGTTCCATCAACTTTTTCAATAATAGAATTTGAAGACCAATCTAAATCATAACCTGCTAATGTTTTTAGCTGGCAGTTTTGGAAAGTAACTCTTCTAAGAACAACACCTTTTTTATCATGTTGGTTGACAATAATTGTTCCAATTATATCACTCTTATAATGCAAAGCACCATTCTGTGAATTGAATACTAAATCATACCAAGCTTTCATTGTTGTCCATGTTTCCATAGAACCACTTTGATTTACATTTACCTGTAGAGGAATTGTTAATTCTCCAGATGTTGTTGTTGGAGTTGTTAAAAATTCTCTGGTTGAGTATTTAAATCTTTGTGTTACTTTATTAACATCGAAACTTGTTAGTGTACCAAGACTAATATTAGTTGCGTTCTCTAACATTAAGATTGGATCTCTTCCTTGTGCTTGTAAGATAACAGGTAGTACGAAGGTTATTTCGAATAAATTCAAATATACTACTTCGTCTGGTAAGGTTCCTGGTCCACCTGGTGACCCTACATTGCTTATTTGTGTAAAATGTGGTAATGCCATTTTTTATGTATTATTTTTTATAAAATATATATTAACATTTCAATTGTCTCTATATTTTTCCTATACTATATATTAGTTTTGTAAACTCATTTTTCTCTATTTTCTCTAAAACTAAAATATAAACATTACTTACCTTTTATACTATAATACTAAGTTAAACAAAAAATAGTATTAATTAAATGTCAAAAATATTTCTAATTGGTGATATACACTTATCCATAGGCTACCCTAATAAAACAGAAAAATGGTTGAAAGTTCATAGAGAATATTTCAATGACTTTTTGATACCTATGTTAACTGAAAAGGTAGAAGAAGGTGATATGATTTTACAACTGGGTGATTTTTTTGATAACCGAAATGTTATACCGATAAATATATTAAACTATGCTATGGATATTATTGTTAGGATATCTGAGATAGCACCATTCCATTTAATAATCGGTAATCACGATTGTTGGTCTAGGAGTTCTGATGAAATAAATACTATCAGACCGTTTAAATATATTCCCAATGTCAATGTATATGATAAAGTAACTCAAATAAATTTTGAGGGTAAAGAATTATTGATGATGCCATTTATTGAAAATAGATTAGAACAAATAAAACAAATCGATGATAACAACGATTGTGATTATTTATTCTGTCATTCTGACCTACAAGGCGCTAGAATGCATTTGACTTCAATTGCTAACAAAAATTATGATAAAATTGGAATTGATGAATTTAAAGGATTCGATGGTGTATATTCTGGGCATATTCATCTTTTACAAAAGAATAAAAACTTCACATTTGTTGGTTCTGCTTTTCAAATGGATAGAAATGATTATAATGAAAAGAAGGGAATTTTCATATTGGATGTTGAGACTGGTAAAACCGAGTTCATTGAGAATAAAATCTCCCCAGTATTTAAGAAAGTTAGAATAGTTGAAGAGGATGATATAGAAACTTTAGAAGAGTTAAAAGATACTAAAGATTATATTGATATATTCATATCTAATAATTTATTAGTCAGTAATAGAAAACTCAGAAGAAAGTTAGAAATTCTTTTAGAAAACGGCAACTTTGCTTCTATAGAATATATAGATGATATAACAAATGATTTAGAAGAAATTAATGAATCAGAAGTAATTGATGTGTACGATGAGGATATTGATATATCAATTCAGTTAGATTATGAGGATTATGTGAAAGAATATATTTTAAAACAAAAATATGATAATAGTAAATTTAAAGATGGTGTTATCGATGAATATAATAATATTATTAAAATTTATAAAGACAATTATGATGCGTGAAGAAATTAACCCAAATGAGGTATTTTCTAGAATTTCAAAAGGAAAACCATATGGTAAGAATTTAAAACCTTATACTAAAAATGTTTTAGTGTCAGTAGTTCAACTCCTCGAAGATATTGATGAGTTCGAAAAATGTATTGAGTTAAATAAATTTATTGATGACAGATTCACACATGAGTGGTGTTATTTAATTGATAATATAGAACGATAGGCTCATATAACCATCATCATCAATTCCTAATTCACATCTTCTGAAGTTAGTAAAGGAGTGAAATCTAGGTATAATATATTCTTCTATATCTTTTATTATCTTTGAATATTTACTATGTGATTCTATTATACGATCAATATATTTTTTGGATTTTTCTAGAGATTTTATTCTCTCACTTACCATATCATAAATATATGAATTATCATCTTCAGACCCAGTAAAGACATTAGGAGAATCCACATCACCTAGTACCCCACGTAAATAATTCATTGATAAATCTAATTGTTCGTCATCTATATTTTCAAACATATTAGTTAAATAAAATGTACATTCATATATGTAATAATCACCGTGATCTATGAAATCATATTGGTAACATTGATCCGTTATTTCAAACATAACTGTTTTAAATTCATCGAAATCACAGTCATTGACAGGTAATGTCGATTCATATAATTTATTATATAACTTTAAATGCCTCATTTTTTACATATTTATTTTTTTAAAACTATGATAGAACTTTAGTGAAACATAACTATCAGCATCAAGTATAATTGAACATTCATCAAAGTTTTCATAGGACTTAAATCTAGGTATAATATATTCTTCTATATCCTTTATTATCTTTGAAAATTTCTTATTAACATCGATAATCGTATTTATTTCTTTTATAGCATTATCTAATTTCACTAATTTAGAATCTATACTATCATATATTTTAGAATTATCTTCTTCATCATCAAATACCTCCTCATCCTCATAAGTACTAAAAAATCCCTGTAAGTAATCAAATGATGATTCTATATTTACTTCATAGGCTACTTTACTAATATCAGTTACATAGAATTCACACATATAATAAGGATTACCACGTTCATACTTATCAAAGAAATAATGTGAAAAACACTGGTCTGTTATTTCAAACATGACTGTTTTAAATTCATCGAAATCACAATTTCTCATACTTGTATCTAATCTTGCTTCATCTAAACGCTTATATGTTCTTAGATGTTTCATATTATTTATTTTTTAATTTTTTATCTAATATACTAGCAATATTTGAACCTATTAAATAATGTATATTCTTAATAGATTCACTTCCTATTGTTTCAATTTCATCCATAAATTTATATTGAAATTTGTAACTGACTTCTTTATCTTCCTCTTCTACTTTACGAATAGATAATTCCATATCATAGTTATTATTAATGTTAATTTTGAAGTCAAATGTCATCTTAGCACATGGTGTAGTCTTGAATTTGGGCTCATAAATAACTTCGAATATAGAGTAGTCAGTGATATCACTTCTTCTCATATAGTAGTTTAAAAACATTGCAGGTGCTTCTATAAAATCAGATAATATTAATAAATCTTCACCGAAATCATTAGACTGTATTACATCTTCAACTTTCTTTTTCAAGTCATGTACGCTCTCAAATTCAACTAAATGATAAACACAATTAATGTTGTATAGATATATAAATGTATTATCTTGTAGATTCCTCTTATTCTCATCCACTTTAAATATAAATTTGGTGTGTATTATAGATGAGTCTTCAATTGATAATCCATGAATAGATATAACTAGTTTTAAAAAACCCTCAGCTTTAGGGGTTTCATAAAGAACTTCAATTGATTTAACCATTCCTTCTTCTTCTTCGAATATATCTTTGAAGACTTGTTCTATTTCAGCTATTGATATCATCTTATTTAAATTTATTTTGATATGACTTTTGTTTAAGTGTCAATATTTTACCTATGTAACCATTACGTCTTAATAGTTTGAAAACTAAATTACCTGTAGATAATTCACCACCCTCACTTGCCAATCCTGACTTTCTATAGTTTTTAATCTTTACCCAAACCTTTTTGATATTTTCTAAGTAATCTTCATGTGAGTGTTTATCCAGTTCACCTTCTAAATCATCAACTAACATCATAACACCTTTACCCTTCTCTCTTATAGATTCCTCATCTGGTTCGAAATTAGCTTTAGTTGGTCTAATATTCCATTTGTCATTTAATATAGAATAAACACCAGATGCTATATGTATTTCACTAGCATCTTGGATATATACTTCAACTTCATAACCACCAATGGTTATATCATATTTTTTATTCCATATATTCTTAACCGCATCTACAAATTTCTTAACCAATTCTAAATCATCATTAACATCTTTTAGATCAATTAATATATGTAAATCAAAATCAGAATATCTTTCTGACCAATTAAAATTAGATAATGATCCTGTTAGGATAATATCTTTTATTTTAGCATCTAAATCGGTTGAGTTGTAAAAATCTTGTGCAATAGTTAATAATTGTTCTCGTATTTCTGGTTTAATTACAAAATCGTCCCAAACCTTAGGATTTAACTCGTCTTTCAATTTAAACGAATCAATTGGTTCAAAATCATCTTGCACAAATTCAAAGTGTTTAATATATTTCATAACCTATATATTAATTTAGTAATTCAGAAATTAAACTATCTCTTTTACATTCTAGTAGGTCAAATTCTGTTTTATAGTCAAAAAAATTCAATGTATAGTATTCACAATATGGAGTACCATTCCCATAAATTATATTCTGAGTTAAAATTTTCTCATCAATTTTGAACCATAGATATAAATGTAATGGGTCTATATACCAATTTTCCCAATAACCACCAACATATCTACGTATACACTCATAACCTGAAAAATAACGTATTAATATTTTCTTCATACAACAAAAAAGACTTTATAATAATTATAAAGTCTTTAGTGTGTTAAGTTTACTTTCGTAAAATTTAACCATATCTTCAGTTTTCTTAATTCGATTATCAACTTCTCTTTGTGTTAAAAAATCAAACACAACTGAATTCATATTCAAATTTGGATTTAAACCCATTTTATTAAGATCTTCAAAGCCTTGGTCAGTTAATTCTATTTTCTCATCATTTTTAGAAAACCAAGATTCTTTATCAGAAATTTTATAAATACCAGAACTTTCCCAATTGCGATATTTACCCTCTTCTAATTCATGTAACTCGATGTAAGATGCTTTTTTAAATTTTTTAGATTTCATAGATTTCATTATTTTTATCTTTTATTTTTAAATAATATAAAAGTTTAAGTATGTATTTATTTAATTATTAAGAAAATATCACTATCTTTGTTTTCAAGAGAATTTCGAAGGTTGATAAAAAATAAATTATAACTTTTTTACGATTTTCTTTCAAGACTAAATAACTTTTATTATATTTGTAATTATTAATTAAAAATCAAAATCAATGAATCTTAAATTATCCGAAGACTTTAAATTATTACTCACCAGAATAAAAAATAATAAAGTAGCTAATAAACTACTTAATTCAGAATTCGATACTAAAAAAATCAATTATAATTATATTGGTTTAGGAGATACTAATAAGTTAGTAAGTTTTACACCCGAAACTAAAGTAGAGAAAATACTGGAAGAACTACCGATGTATTTTACAATAAACGCAGTTAGAAATCTAACATATAACAATTCTAATAATGCAATATTTGAGGCATTGGGATATGATAAAGATGCAAATGAATATTGGTACCCACAAGATCCAGCAACTGATAGAGGAACTATCTTGAGGGAAACTGTTAGTAAGTCAAGTGGCAGAACTTATGTTTTATATAAATGTAATCGCACTGGTAGATTAGCAGTAATTAATAAAGAAGCTATAATCGAAAAACAAGAAGATGATTCCTTCTTATTTGAAACTAACCGAAATTCTATTAAGGTTGGTCGTTTAGCATCACATATGCTAACCAGTATAGATTTTGATTATACAACAAAAGACATCGAAGATTTTGTTAATTTATATAAAGCTTCTTATGACTTCATGGGAAATAAGAGTTTACAATTTGAGATAGTATCAGGTATGGATATTGCATGGTGGTACAATCATGAAAGATACCAATCCGGTGGTGGTGTGTTAAACAACTCTTGTATGAGTAGCAGACCAGATAGTACATTTGAACTATACACTGAAAATTCTTGCTGTAAGATGATTATCTTATATGCAGATGATGGTGAAATCGTTGGTGATTTATATAAAGCGATTAGAATTAAAGGTCGTGCCCTTTTATGGGATGTTAAATATAAAGGTGACTCTATTAAATTCATGGATAGAGTTTATACTACTAACGATTCTGATGTCGAGCTCTTCAAGGAATATGCAAAGACAGAAGGATGGTGGTTCAAAGAAGAGCAAAGTATGTACCCTAATGCGAGAGTTACTGATGGTGAAACTATAACTGATGATAGATTCGAGGTTGTATTAGAAAAACCAGATTTTAAATACCATCCATATATGGACACTATGTGCCATTGGGTAAATGGTTGCTTAACAAATAGTTTTGATAAGAAACACACAAAGACATTCAGATGTACTAACGGATCACATTGTATTTGTGAAGATGGTAGAGAAATTAGATATGCTGATATTTCTAATGTTTAAATATTTTAGAGATGGAAGACGGAGATGATGGAATTATTAGAGATGGTATTTCGAGATGTGATTTTTGTGAAAAAAATATACCAATTTCAGACCTACAAGAAGTAAGAGTTCGTAAGTTCTTTATAACTAAGATAAAAAAAGGTTGCACTTCTTGTATTAGAGAAATTCAATTAAAAAAAATAGGAATTAAATAGAAAAGATATGAAATGGATAGTTTCGGTTCATGAGAAAAATGGACATTTAGAAGAGTTTAGAGTATTAGGTTGGTCATTGGATAGACCAGATATTGAATTTCAATTCGATAAAAAAATAATTGTCAATGCCATAAAAAATGGTGCAGAATATAAAACTGCATATTTACAATTTGGTAAATTTGTAGAAGGTTCAGAAGTTACTGTAATTGAAAATAGAGACGGTTCTTGTGAATTAAGGACAAAAAAGAACGATATGATTATCGACAATTTAGGTGAGATGAAAAGATTTTAGATTAAATTTTTTACTATAAATATACCGGGATATTTGCATAACTGCATTTATTTCCGTATATTTGTATTATATAAATTAATAACTTAAAAAAATATACTATGCCAAGAATAGAAGCGTTTACTAGACCAGTTTTAACTAAATTTAGAAGTGAATTTAAAGAAAGTGTAAAAGAATTAGAAGCAAAATTTGGAGTAAAAATTGATTTAGGTAATATCTCATATGACAGTACACAATTTACGTCTAGAATAACAACTACTGTAGTTAGTGAAGGAGTAAATCCAGAAATTGCAAAAGGTATAGCAATGTTGAAGAAATATGGATCTAGATACGGATTAACCGAGTCTGATTTTGGTAGAGTAATTAATGGTCAAAGAGAAGAATTTACTGTATTCAGTCTTGCACCAAGAAGTCCTAAATATCCAATCTTAGCAAAATCAACAAAGACTGGGAAAATTTATAAATTATCTGCATCAACTTTAAAAAGATAATTTATGTTCAGATATAAAGATGTAATTTAATTACATCTTTTTTATTTATAAAAGAATTCTAGATTCTTAAAACGATTTATATCCTCTTCTGATGCTTGTATTAAAACTTTATTAATATAAAGTTTATCACCTGATATTTTAATATTATCCTTATGTTTAACTAAATAAGCAAAGTCAACAACTCTGATAGATTTTCTTTTCTTACCAATATCACTTAACCTATTCTTAGTTACGATAAGTTCATTGTATTGAATCCAACTTTGTAAATTTCTCATATATACCTATATATAAAAACTACCTTTTAACTTTACCCTCTTTAAAGTGTTTTCGACATAGTGATGTATAACTTTCATTACCACCAATAACTATTTGCTCACCAGAGGTTACTATTTTACCATCCACTAATCGAGCATTCACTGTTGCTTTTTTTCCACACCAACAAATAGTTTTAAGTTCTTCTATTTCATCTGCTATCGCCATTAGATGTAAACTTCCTTCAAACGGTTCTAATTTATAATCACTGCGTAGACCATAACAAATTACTGGGATATCTTCAAAATCAACTATCTCTGTTAATTGATGAATGTGTTCTTTTTTAAAAAATTGAATCTCATCACACAACACACAATCAATACCATTCTCACTTTCTCGTATTACAGTATCTAGTAAATCAACAATATTCGTATTCTCATCAACTGAAATAGCTTCTCTTTGAATACCGACTCTTGATTTTATTACATTTTTGCCATATCTATCATCTGTTGCAGATGTTAATAAGAGAACACTCTGTCCTCTCTCTTCATAGTTGAAGCATGTTTTTAGTAAATCTAATGATTTACCTGCATTCATAGCTGAATACCTGAAAAATAATTTAGCCATTCATATTTAATCATTTTTTATTAAAATATCACTTAAATCTTTGACATCATAATTTCTCCATGTGTTGTTCTCAAGTTTTTTAATGTATTTTATTTCATCTCTTCTTAATTTTATATTATTCTTCCATAATGACTTGTGAAAATTATTACCACCTATTTTTAATGGTATAGCGTTAATAAATTCAACCCTGCTCAATATATGTAATATAAAATTTTTATTATTCTTACTTAACTCTAATAAATGATTATTAACACCTGTTGGTGTTTTCCAAAACCTAGCACAACACAATCTATCAATTGTGTTACCCGAACTACCAAAATAATATTTTTTGTGATAGGATGTAGATTCTCCTAAGACTTTTGATATATTCACATCTCTATTAGATTGTGTGTCTAAAATCTCAATATAATAAAAAGAATCACTTCTTGGGCATATATACTCACTCATTACTATTATAAATTTTTACCTAAGATTAGTTTAGAATCGAGTTTAAAGTTTCATCACGATAAACTGATTTTGTTATATCTGTAAATAATTTATATTTCAAACCTCTTTCTATCGAGAATCTTAACTTTTCATGCTTGAAATAAAAATTCTTATACTCATTAATATTATTATTGTAGGGTGTTTTAATTACATCCGATTTACAACTGCTCCAAAGAGGGTGAAAGTCCCGTATAAGTAATAATATATCACTTATTTTCACAGATGGATCGAATAGATAAATATACCCGATGATTTTATCGACTACTATTATATCACCAATTTCTAAATCTATATTGAAATCGCTATTATTTTTATATAATTTAGCTTCTTCACGACCCAATCTATAAATAAGTTCGATATTGTGTGTACATTGTATGAAAGAATATCTCATATTCCTAAATAGCTTAAATTATTCATTCTCGTATTATACATAATTATTCTTGGGTCTTTTTCAATGGCACACCATGTGTCATCATCAATACTGATATTCAATTCCTTTTCTATCTGTAATAAAAGTTCTATACTATCTAAATCATCTAAACCAACATAATCATAAAACCCACCACCATCATATTTAATGTGTAGTAATTCATAAAATATTCTACTAAAGTGTGTAATGGTTAATTCATTTGGTATCTTTATATTTTTCATCTAATAAATTTTTAATAATTAAATCTCTAACTTGTATTTTATTTTCACTCTCTGATAATTGCTCAAAGATGTGGTCCCAAAATTTATATACTTCACCAGTTAGAATATTTTTAAAATCACACTTAACTGTTATGGTATATGATTCAAAGTGTTCGCTACTGGTTGTGGTACTAGTGCTAAAATCAACATAGGTAATTACATATAAATAATTATTATAATAATCTTGTAAATTATATAGTGATTTCATTCGGTATAATTGTATCATAATTACAAATATACAAAAAATTATTTAATTTTTTAATATATAAAGTAATTAAAAAAATAAACACATATATATGAGATATATTAAAGATTTTAAATTATTCGAGGCAGTTATAATGCCTACTGTATTAGATAATAATTCTGTAGTCAATTCATTCGAATCCTTAGTTGAATATGGTATACAAAATGAGTTCGATGTTGTTGGTTATGATGACTTTTATAATTCTATGTCAGAAGCCGATCAAAAAAATGCACCACCTAGATATGGTGTTCCATTTTTTGCATTGTTTCACCCAGAGAATAAAAGACCAATGTTTGTATGTGTTGATGAGAATGCACCAAGATTTATCCCTGGATTTAAATCAATCGTTGATGATATAATTGGGCACGAAAAAGTACATGCAGAACAAAGTAGAAGAAAAGGTGATATTGATTATTCATTACCAGCACCAACTGATAGAAAAGCATACTTTGCTAATAAGGAAGAAATAATGGCATTTTCATGGACAATAGCAAATGGGTTATCAAAAACAAATAATAACACACAAGATGCAGTTAAAGATTTAGATTCTGAAGATGAGCCAATGCACCAACCAAGAGGTAGAAGAATGCCACCACCTAGACCAGGAGGAGGAGGAAGACCAATGCCAGGTGGGATGCCTCGTCGTATGGATATGCCACCTCAAGGACCACCTCCAGGAATGCCACCTAGAAAACCAGAACATAAAATGATATGGAATGATATTAAAAGATTTTCAGACCAAAAAGTAATTAAAAGATACAGAAAATATATTTATATGTATTTAGAGGAAATATTTAAAAATAACGACTAAAAATAATGTATATAAAACAATACGAATTCTTCACATTTAATAAAGATAAGAGGAAAGATAAGGGTGATAAGAAATTAATTTACTAATACACTAATTTGATATATAAAATAAAAATAAATTTATGATTTTAAGAAAAGGAAGTAAAGGTTCGGAAGTTGCAAAATTACAAACGTTCCTAAAAATAGGTTCAGATGGCGACTTTGGTCCAAATACTGAAAAAGCTGTAAAGTCATGGCAAAGTGCAAATGGGTTATATCCAGATGGTGTAGTTGGTCCTCTGACATGGGATGCTATGGGAATAGCAACAACTGATAATAGCGAATTAGTTTATGAAACAAGTAATGGTTTAATTATTAATAGACACTATCTACCAAAGGATGAGTATAGAAATGAGATAACTGAAAAAGATTATCTTTATCTACATCATACTGCTGGTTGGAACAACCCATTTAAGACTATTGATGACTGGGGTAGAGATAGTAGAGGTAAAATCGCTACGGAGTTTGTAGTTGGTGGACAATCTGTAACAGGTGATAATAATAAATATGATGGTGTAGTAGCACAAGCATTCCCAGAAGGATGTTATGCATGGCACTTAGGACCAAATGGTAATCACTATATGCACACACATTCTGTTGGTGTAGAAATATGTAACTTTGGTTTCTTGAAAAATGGTAAGACTTATTCAGGTGCAGTTGCAGCAGAGACACAAAAAGCAATATTAGAAGAATCTTATTATGGTTTTAAAGAATGGCACAGATATTCTGATGAACAATTAAAAAATACAAAACTTTTAATCCTACACGTAGCAGAAAGAGATAATATCGATGTTAGAAAAGGTATGATAGAATGGATTAAAAAAGATATAAAGAAAGCATTTATGAAAATAGATGATGCATATTATGGTAGAGTAAAAGGTATGTGGATGCATAACAATAACTCATATCCAGATAAATCAGACCTATTTCCACAAGATGAACTAATTGATATGCTATTAACAATATAATTATTTTATGATACACATTAATAAATTTAAAATATTTGAGGAAAAACGTAGTGTAGAATCTATTTGCGATCAATGGGATATTAAACATTATTCAATCAATCAAGATGGTAGTGTTGATGTTAATGGTAGTGAGATGAACTCCCAATTAAGTTTGGTAATGTTTCTGGATCATTCGATTGTACTGGGAATAGATTGACCAGTCTCGAAGGTTCACCAGATAGAGTAGGTGGGCATTATTATATTTATAATAACAGACTCACTTCTCTAAAAGGATTTCCTAACTATGTTGGCGGGCAATGTGATTGTTTTGGTAATGAGATTACTAATTTAGAGGGATATACAACAGTTGTTGAAAATTTCCACTGTTCGCATAATCCTATCTATAGTATAGTTAAACCGTTTACCAACGGTGTGTTTTTTTCTAGAGGTAGAGATAAAAATGAATTGATTGAATTATTTAATGATACTGATATGATTAGAGGAACATCGGTTATTTTTGATAGATTAAAATGGTTTTATGAAGAAATTGGTAAAGAAGATTTATCAAGGGTGCGATTATTAGCAATTAAACATGATTATAAAATAATAGAATAAGGTAATGAGTATTTTAAATTGGCAATTATTTCTGGAACATATAGGTGAAAACCCAATATCTGATATACAAGCATATATTGATGGCATGAATAAGACTATTAGTGATAAGCTTTTCTTTTTGGATAAGATAGATTTTGATGTCATTGTCGACTTTGGTTGTGCCGATGGTACTCTATTAGAAAGTATAATGAAATCAAATCCCGATATTAGAATAATTGGATATGATTTAGATGAGAGTATGTTATCACGAACAAGAAATAAATTAGGGTCTAGTGCCTTATTAACAAGTAATTGGGCTGATGTTATAAATGAAATATCAAAATATAAAAGTCCATTATTAAATCTAAGTTCAGTTATACACGAAGTTTATTCATATTCACATGGACAAATTATTAAAAAATTCTGGGATGAACAAGTCTTTGGTGATCACTTCAAATGGATATCAATTAGAGATATGATTCCATCACTTAGCTTAGAAAGAGAAGAACAATCTTTATTTAAGAATGATGTTGAAAAAGTTAGATTAAGTGCTGATAAATTCTATTTAGATTCTTTTGAAGACCACTGGGGACCTATAGATGTTAATTATAGAACATTTATGCACTATCTCCTAAAATATAGATATAAGAAAAACTGGGATAGAGAAGTAAAAGAGAATTATTTACCTGTTTCATTAGAGACTGTTAAAAGTAAAATTCCTAATAGCTATGAAATTTTTTATGAAGAAGATTTTTTATTAGACTTTCTCAAGAAACAAGTTAAGATAGATTTCGATATCGACTTGACACATTCAACACATTTAAAAATGATTCTAGAAAATAAAAATAAACTTAATCAATCAGACGAGGTTACAATGTTTTAATATATAATAAATGAAGAAATATCATTATGTTTATAGATTAGAAAACATAGATAATAATAAATATTATATTGGTTGTCGAAGCTGTAGCTGTGATCCCAAGTCCGATAACTATTTTAGCTCATCTAAGTTAGTGAAGAAACTCATTAAGAACGGGAATATTTTCAATAAGACGATATTGAAAGTTTTCAATAATAGAGAAGATGCTATATTATATGAGATGTTTTTACATGAAAAATATAATGTATCTTTAAATAAAAATTTTTATAATAAAGTTAAACAAACTAGTAAGTTCTTTGACACAAGTGGGTTATTATTTATAGATGGTGAGGCAGTAACATTAGAAGATTATTATAAAAATGATTCTCTAAAATACCACACAACCGATAAAGTTTCGGTTAAAAATACTAATGGTGAGACATTACAGATTGATAAAAATGATGATAGATATATTAATGGTGAGTTAAAACATGTATCATCTGGGAGCATGGCAGTGTATCAAGATGGTAGAATTCATTATATAACTACCAAAGAATATTATAAAAATAAAAATAAATTCACACCTACTAACCTCAACAAGGTTGCAGTAAGGGATAAAGATAAAACATTTCTAATAGATAAAAACGATGAGAGATTTATTAATGGTGATTTGAAATCTGTACACCACGGGAAGGTTTTATGCAAGGACATAAACGGAAATATTCTATATGTTACAAAAAAATATTTCTTAGAAAATAAATTAGTAGGGATAAACAAAGATAATATAAGTGGAAACAATAACCCAAATTCTAAAAAAATTGGAATATTTAATAATTTTGATGAGTTAATTTTTCTATGCGATGGTAACTTTGAAAAAATATGCAATGATAATGATTTACCATATAGTACACTAAAAAAATCCTATATAAAAAATGGTAAAAAAATTTATAATAGTAAAAGAGGAAAAACTGAAGCTATGAATAGAAATAACGAAAAATATATTAATTGGTATGCGAAAATACTAATTTAATTCTTTTAAATAATTTAAGTTTCTTTTAATTTTCTTCTTTCTTATAAGATTTTTAAATTCAATTAACATAGGTAAAGGGATATCAATATCTCTGTTCTTGAATTCTCCTAATATTTCTTCTTCTGTAAAACACCATTCGACAATTCCATCACTCCATTGGTCTAACCACAAACCCCATCCTTTTTTACCAATCAATACAGATTTTACAATGTTTGGGTGTCTGGTGATTATTTCACTATTCTTGTAACGACCATCTTCATATAATCTGAAACATTCTTTACAGTCTAAACCATTCACATCATATGTTACATCAGTTGAAGTTCCACAGAAATCAATTAACCCTCTTCTATTTAGAAGGAAGAAAAAATCGAACATTCTATTAAAATTCTCGGAATATTTTTTAACCTTTTTATTTTTCATATTATTTACCTTTTACAGTTTTCATTGATTTTTCAACTTGCTTTCTTCTTGTTGCAATTCTTTGTAGTTCTTTCTCCACAAATTTTCTAATCTCCATATATTTACCAACTTTACAACCTTTCATTATTAAGATTGAAGTCATCGCGGCTAGTGACATTTGCTTAGAATAAAGCCCCTCTATTAATTTAACCCATTTTTCTTCCATGATATTTAAGTTTTATAAAGATACGGAATATTATTTAATATTCAATAACTTTTGTTAATTTTTGCTTTCATAAAGATAAGGAATACACCTCTTCTTTATCTAATATTAGTTTGAAGTTATACCCGTTCTCTTTGTATGACTTAATTTTATCCAACATATTCTGTTCATCATAAGTCCAAGAACTTTTTATTTCGACTAACTCATTTGTGTCTACTAAATAAAAGTCTGGTATAGAAGTTCTTTCGGTTTTTATATTTGTGTCGAAATATTGTATTCTTAAACTTTCAACTTCATATTTTATTTTACCATCATCTAACAACTTAGCATATTCTAATTCATAAGAACTTCTTAACCAATATTTTTTACCTTCCCAACTAACATGATAGCAAGATTTATATGGATATATCGGTGTGTCAGAGAATGATTGTCTTCCTTTTTTAATAGCCAATCTACCACTCTCACTATTGTTTCTAGTTTTTATGTTTAGTCGTTTAAATAACATATATACTGTCTGGTAGTTAATATTATATTTTTCTCCTATTTCAACCATTGAATCAGTTTTATATTCATTTTTCAATTTCATAACTATTCTATAATACTCATCATAAAAATATATAGTACCAACTTTTGTTAAATTAAAGCCAAATTTAATGAAGCTTTTTGATCCACCTTTATACCAAAATTTACACATATCTGGGTAAATACATTCTTCTTGACCACATATTTTGCAAATTTTCTTTTGACATTTACAACATTTACTATTATTTATACTAGCATTTAATTTTATTTTCATATCAACTCCACACTTTTTACATTTAGATTGTTTAAAACAATCTCTATTCACAAAACTTTGAGAGTATTTTGATGAACAACTTTTACAACAACATTTCCTATACTTATCTTTATTATACATATTCTCGCTAAGTCCTAATTCATATATTTTATTACAATATAAACATGTAATTTCATAAATTTTACAATTTAACTTTTTTGTTTCACTTCTTTTCTCTTTTATTTTTAGTTTTTTAGGATTCATATCACAATTTGTGAGATGTGCACCAAATTGTTGATGTTTTACATATTCAATTTCACTATTACAATGTTTACATGTTTTTTTCATACTTTATATATTAAAATATCAAAGCGTTAAAATTGAAACGAACCAGTATTTTTCGTTTTAGTTTAGAGAGCAGGATACCTTAATCGAAAAGGCGACTCAATATTGGAAGTATCGTATGTTACCACTACACCAATCCTGCATTTTTTGAGCAGTAAGGGAATTATGATATCCCGACCTCGACCTTGGCAAGGTCGCACTCTTCCTCTGAGCTATTACTGCAATTTATTGTGTTATGGCGCAGAGAGGAATCGAACCTCAACACACTCACATTTCTTAGTAGAGAAGTCAAAAAACGAACCCTCTAGTGGAAGCGATGGGAATCGAACCCACCAAACAATCTGGTTGCAAACCAAATTCGCCAGCCTTGGAACATGCGCCCCCGTTTTATTAGTTGGTGAAGAGGGACTCGAACCCTCATGTGACCAATTACCATTTCAACACGATATAAGCGTGAGTGGATATTCACCAATAAAAAAAAGCAGTCACTTTTTGAAAGTGACTGCTTTTTAATTTTTTAATATTTCTGAGATATTAAATAACATAATTCAGCCACCCGAAGTTCCCTCCTGCTATACCGTTGCCGTTTGCCGCTATGTTATTAATTGTTCTCATTGTTATAATTTTTCTTTTTACTGTTGTTATATATTAAAGTTTTATTCTCTCTTTTGTTGTTTTTCGTATTATCTTATGCAAATATAAGGCAAAAGTTTTAATTATCCAAATTTATTTACACTTTTCTTCATAATTTTAAAATAATCTGATATAGTTTTTTCATAACTTTCCCTCTCTTTGTAATTCTCAACAATATAATTGTAGTTGTCTTTCAATTCTAATACACCGTTAATAACATTATCTATCCTAATACTAGGAACATTTTTCAAGAAACACATCCTATTAAAATCATTAATCATCACACCATTACCATTAACCAATTCAGGTAATCCACCAGATGATGTGTATAGAATAGGTAACTTACATTTAACTGCTTGACAAGTTACTTTAGAACCAGCATCTCTAAAAAATGGTGAGATGAATGCATCACACATACTAATAAGATTACACATCTCTGTCCTATCATCTATATAACCATATTTGATTATATTTTCAGGTAGTTCTTCAATATCACACTCACCTATCAGATAAAATAAATCATTGTCAAATATTTTTGACATGGCTATAATAGTTGATAAACGTTTACCCTCTCTCTCCCAATTACTACAAGAACTAATCCATTTAAACACCTGATTAGATTCCTTTTTATCCGGATTATAATCTTCAGAATTATTTAATATGACAATATCATTATCATATTCTACATCATAAAGTTCTTTAAGTGTGTTCTTTGAATAATTTGATATAAATATAACAAAATCTGATTGATAACCGGCATCTATATGTAACTTATTTTTATAATCGAATTCTTTTCTCCAATAAATACCATCCATTCTTTTAACTTTGGGTATATTATTCAATTCAGACCACTCTAATACTTCTTTAGAATAAAATGTGTTTGTTATAATAATATCTGCTAATTTGTAATCAGATACACGATTAAACCCATAATTACCTGCATACCTACACAAGTCGTGCATTATATCATTTTCTTTAGGCCCGAAAGATTTGACACTATGAAGTGTATTACTTACTCTATTATTTGAGCAATCATAATAATTTTTAAGCATTTCTCTTTTCATTTACCCACCAATCTGTTTTAATTTTCAACATAGTATCATCATCTTCGAAGTGTAATATCCAACCTTCTTTATTCTCTACATCCTTCTTCAATTCCAATATATCAGTTAATGAGTATGAATATTCATTAACAATTGGAACCTCATCTATATCTTTAATATCTAAGTACTTACCAGTTTTATTACATCTCAATTTAAGAAGAACCATATCCTCATAATCATACTCAACATATAATTTCTCACCTATTAATTCGAATATTGGTTGTTTATTTTGTAATAAGCAAGATTCTATAAATTTATAATATTTAGGATTTTCTAAATATTTATTACCAGAAACATTTGTTTTAGTATAGAATCCCTTTTTTGTCTGTGATGTAATACTACCATCAGGTAACATGATGAAAGTTAATAAGAAACCATCTAACTTTTCAGTTATATTTTTAATTGGTTTATCTATAAATTTATCCAGTACACAATGTTTATATTGATCTAATTCCCAGAATTTGCTTAACATTAAATTTCTACGAAATAAAGAACCATCATCATTAAATGTGAAGGATAGCCCTTTTAGTTCAAGTGCATTAATATTTGGTTTATCTATAATAGGTAATTTGAAATTATTATAAGTGGCATGTCTATAACCGAATATAGATAAATCATAACTATTTATTATGAAATTACTTTCATAGAAATACATCTTAGGATTAGATTCAATTATTTCTAAACATTCTGTATATTCTGGTAGGTAAAAACTCATTTATATTTTATTGATAAAAACTAAATTTGTTTACTACTAAAAGTTGTAACCACCATAATTATCATCTGATATCTCGTCCTGACTATAGTATTCATTCGATCCTATACCTCTACTTAAATCATATAACTCGGTTATACTTAAACCATAATTACCAAGATATTGATTTAATTCTTTTTCACCAATATAAGAATCATTTCTTCTGTGTGCCGTATTATATCTACCGCCATCATAAATTGTTAAACCAATTTTTCCCTCTACTGATGTTGCTGGCATTTCAGCATTAATTATTACTAATTGTATATTGTCATTACCAATATAATCCATCCAATATGATAGACTGTCTTTTATACACCAACTTGTATCACCTGCGAAATTAGATAGTGATTCATAAGAAAGAACTCTAACTACAATTAATTCACCGTCATCAAATACTAATTTTAACTGAGAATCATTATTGATGGTTGATCTAAGATTTTCTACTCCGGTATCACTAAATACAAATGATATTAATGAATCTATTAAGTCCTGTTGTGTTTTATATCTAGATACTTTTTTTAACCAAAACTTACTATAAAGTGCTAATTTTTCTTCATCATCTACTAAGGTCTTAATAGCTTCGATAAAATCTTCTTTTTTATTTAACCCTCTTTTAATAGAACCAGGGTATTCATCTGAGAATATTTTAGCCATCTGTGCTTCTTCAATTATTGTTAAATCATCAGATAATTTCTCAAAATGTGTTGAATATGTCCTACCATCTTTAGCCGTGAATGATTGCTTTGTTCTGGACCTAGTCATATAATTAACTACACTGGTTTCTAATCTATCCAAGATATCATCATTACTTTGTATGCGTTTATATAAATTCTTTATTCTCTGAAAAGGGATTTCCTCTATTTTATTAAAAAATGTAAATACACCTAAATATCCAGGATTATCTCTTAATAGATTTCTTAATCTAATATAAGTCTTATCAGTCTCATCCTCTTTTAAATGTCTTAAAATACGTCTAGCCTGATCTCTATTTTCATAAACATATGATTTATAATCACTTATCGTGAAATTCTCATTTATGAATTTTCTTACTCTTCCAAGCAATAGAAATTTATTATCCTCTAATAAAATATCACATTCCTTATCCAGTTGTTCTCTAGTCATTGAGTAATATGAACTAGGCATATCATATTTAAAGTTTAATTGCTCCTTAATATCATTTAACATATGATTATAAGTACGTTCTCTTTTTGGGTTACCATTTATTAGATTTCTAACAAAATTACCAAACCTATTATCACCCAATTCTAGGAATGCTTCATACACTAATTTTAAAAGATTATTAGATGAATATACTTCACTATTATCTAGGATAAAGTCATTTAATTCAAATACTACCTCATCTGTTATATTCAATTTTCTATATCTTTTTTCTAATAAAGAAGCCAATGGTTTATTATTAGAGTAACATTCATCTATTTTCAATTTTAATAATTCTTCGTACATAAAACAAAATTTATATTTAATACTATATATTAAAAAACAATTCCAAAAAATGGATACGCTAATAAATGAACTGATTATTGATAAATATTTTGGCATCTATAATAGAAATGGATTTGAATATATTGTAAATAAAAACGAGAATAAAGATTTCAAGATTTATCTATTAGACTTTAATAGTGTTAAGAAAATGAATATTGAACTTGGTTATCTCTCCGTGAATAATATATTCAAGAATGCGTTATCTGAGTTAAAGAATGATTATACAATAGGTCGTGCTTTCTCCGGTGATGAGATATTTTTCCTAACTGAAAGATTAGATGATGATATAAATAAAATTGAAACCATTTGTAATAAAAATGGATTATATTTTGAATACATTGAATTTATTAATGATGGCGAAGATGAGTTGGAGGTTCTTTTAGAAAAAATGATAGACGATTTTAAATGATAGACAAATTAGAAAATATTGGATTTTATACTCTATATAATGATAGAGCTAAAAATGTATCAGAATCATCACAGATGAAAAGATGCGAAATGATAATTACTGAATACTGTAATTTTAATTGCCCGTATTGTCGTGGATTATCGGAAGAGGTTTACGGTGATCGCAAATTCAAACAATTATCATTAGATGAGATTAAGAAAAATATAGATTATTGGTGTGAGAATACCCCACTTGAGAATATAAGATTTTCTGGCGGTGAACCAACAATGCATAAAGATTTGAAAGAAATAGTAGAATATGCAAAAGAAAGTGGTATAGAAAGAATAGCCGTATCAACAAATGGTTCTAAAGATTATGAGTTATATGATGAACTAATTGAAGCAGGTGTTAATGATTTTTCAATATCATTAGATGCTTGTTGTGCCGAAGATGGTGATAAACTAGCTGGTGATAAAAAGGGCTCGTGGGAAATAGTAGTTGAAAATATTAGAAAATTATCAAGTAGAACTTATGTTACTGTTGGTGTAGTATTATCACCTGAAAATGTAGATAAAACTTTAGAAACTATTAGATTTGCACACGACTTAGGTGTTTCTGATATAAGAATAATATCAGTGGCACAGTAACTTTTTTAATATATAAAATAAAAAGTTTTAAAATGTTAGAGAGTAAATTAGGTATTTATGCTATAATCAATATTATAAATGGTAAAAAATATATCGGTGGTACATCAAATTTAAGAATTAGAAAAAGCGCACATTTCAGAGAATTATCAAAAGGTATACATCATTGTAATCATTTACAAAAATCATATAATAAATATGGTGTTGATAATTTCAAATGGGTAATAATTGAATATCTTGAAGAATATGAGAATAGAGAGGTTTTGAAAAAAAATCTTTTAGAAAAAGAACAACATTGGATCGATAAGCATATCAATGATAAAGAGCTATTATATAATACTTGTTTGGTGGCTGGTAGTTGTTTAGGTATTAAATTAAGTAATGTTCATAAAAGAAAAATTAGTGAAGCCATGATGGGTGAAAATAACCCATGTTATGGTAAGAAATATACTGATGAGGAGAAGGAAATATTAAGACAATATTCTTTAAATATGTCTGATGAAGCTAGACAAAAAATAAGCGAATCTAGTAAAGGAAATAAATATAGACTTGGTTCAAAACACTCAGAAGAAACTAAAAAAAAGATAAGTGAGTCAAATAAAGGCAAACATGGTGGTAAGAGATCAGAAGAAACTAAGAAAAAAATTAGCGAAGCCAGTAAAGGTAGAATTTTTTCAGAAGAAACTCTTAAAAAGAAAAGCGATTCAATGAAAGGTAAAAACACAGATCCAGATAAAGTTAGAGCAAATAAAACATTTAAGAAACTGAAAAAAATATTTAAAACTGAAAAATGTATTACACAAAAAGATTTAACCAAAGCTTCTGGTATGTCACTATCAACAATTAAAAAATACTGGAAGCATATTAAAAACAATGAAATTAATTATTAAATTATGGAAAAAGAACAAATTGAAGAAATAATGAGGGTGAAAATATCTCAAATTGAACAAGAAATATTAGATGCACACCCAATATTGGCTTATCGGGTTAAAAATATATTAGAAGGTAAATCAGTTAGAGGTATACAAGATGATGATTCTGAAAAATGTACTTTAGTTTTAGATGATAGTGTAATCGCAGGTGATTATCATTACCCATGTGTTATTTATATGAGAGAAGGTGGAGAACCAATTGGTAAGGTTAGTGGTGATATGAGAGAAGAAAGAGCTGAGTGGTTTAACAATCATAACACACATATAGATAAAATCTGTAGTAAAAACTGCTTAGATATCTGCATAGATTATAACAACAAATGCGAATCATATAAAAATGAGACTATTTAAAAAGGAGTGTGAGAGAAAATTTCTTGTAAAAGAATTACCAAGTGATTTCAATGATTATGATAAAGAAGATGTCCATCAATACTATCCGATTGTAAGTAAATATTTCTGCGTTAGAGTAAGGAAGTATAGCGAGACCAGAAAGTATTTGGATATCAAATTTGGATCAGGTAAAATAAAATTTAAGATTGGGTTAAGAATTAATTTTTTTCAGACAAATAAAAAGTGCCTAGTTAAAACCAGACACAAAAAGAGATTTAATAATCTATTAATAGTAATTGATATTTTCGAAAGTGAGTTAAGATTAGTTGAGATAGAATCCTCTGATTGTTCAATAATAGATAATTATAAACTACCAGAATGGTTTGGAGAAGAAGTAACTAATGATAAAAAATATAGAAACCGATATTTAATCAAAAAGTAGTTTTGCAATATCTTCGCCTAGTAATCTTTCTAACAACTCATCGATGTCAGTTGACATATCATTATCATACCTAAATAGATATAAAGAATCCTCTATACCATCTAAATTTAATTTGAAAATATAATAGAGAAATATATTTTGTGACATTAAAACAATTTCCGGATTAGTTTTCAATACCGTTTTATAATCAGAACCAAATATATCTTTAGTGTATATCTCTGGATAAAAATCACGCATTATGTAATTGTAAATATTACTACCAACTAATAATTCTGTTTCTCCGAATAGTTTTGTTAGTTTTTCTATTCTAGAAACAACATTAATAACATTGCCTAAGTATGTGAATGTTCTACCATCTCGTAACATCTCTATTGTTTCACCACAATCGACACCAATACCAAATGAAATTTTCTCATCAAATTCTGCATTGAATTCATTAACCATTTTTGTTAACTTTTTATGTAGTAAGATTGAGAATGCATAAGCATGTTTTGAATGATTAAGACCTTTAAATAGAAATACCATAGAATCACCTAAAGAATTGTACCAGTAATCTTTTGATATTTTACTAGCAATACTAATGTGTGCTTCATAAAAATCACTTATGAAATTTATAAAAGAATCATTATCCTTTTCTTGAAATCTCTCAAATGTTCCTGTGAAATTTCTGATATCTGATATCACTATGGCTGATTTAATTTTCTTCATCTATATTATAATTTTAACTATATGCAAATATACTAAAAATTTCAATTACATATCAATTTTTAGTATATTATTTTTAGTTTATTATGTTTGTGGGTAAAGAGAGATTCGAACTCACAAACCCGAAGGCCACGGGGTTACAACCCGCTAGGCAACCAACTGCCCAATTTACCCAATTTTGAGAAGCACATAGGGGAATCGAACCCCCGTTTACTGAAAATCTGTCGTCCTAACCACTAGACGAATGCGCCATTTTTGTGGGCCGGGAGGGATTCGAACCCCCGAACTCGAAAGAGAGATGTTTTACAGACACCGTGCTTTAACCTCTTGCATACCGACCCAGTTTTTTATAACAAAAAAAACCAATCTAACATTTATGTCAGATTGGTTTTAAATTTCTATATAATTAAACACAGCTATCTATCTGACAAAATTTTCATTTTCTCTTCATAATAATAAGCTATGTTTGTTATTGTTGTCATTGTCTTTATTGTTTCTTTATTGTTTCTTTCTAATTCTTTTACAAATATAAGGAAGATATTTTAAACCACCAAATATATTTTCATTTTTCTTTTTGTAGCGGGGACAGGACTCGAACCTGCGACCTCCGGGTTATGAGCCCGACGAGCTGCCTCTGCTCTACCCCGCAATATTGTATTTCTATATATTAAAAAGTTGGTCTCCCTTTTACAAAAGTAGTAAAAATTTATGAGAATATCAAACATTATTATATGCCCTCAGTGTAAATGGGAAATCAAATACGATAAATCCACCTGTTATTTCATCTTTTATGTCCAAATCATCATTAGCAAGTTTTGACATGTCACATCTTGTAAACGACTCAGCATCTTTATAAAGATAATTATATGTTGATATATTTTCAATACCCACAAAATCTTTTATTCTATAAATTATATCAGATATTTCACTGAAATAATAAGGTTCAGAATACAATAAGAATGGAAGGATTATCTAAAGATATAGAAAAGAATTCCATCTCACAAAGAACTAGATTATATGTTCGCTATTTAAGTAGAAATCCAATACCTAATTTTAAATTAGAGACCAATAGCAACACAATAAAATTAATTAAAAATAATGACTATTAAAAAATTTGACGCATTTAGCGATTCTGATATAGAGACAATAAAAGATATTATCTTAGAACTAAAACATGAATTTACAGAAATTGATGGTGAGATTTATAATAAAAAATATGACCGTGGTAATGTAACAATCATCGAATTATCTCCAATGAAAGTTTACAATGAGAAATGTGTTACAATTGAAAATCTAGAAAAGAAGATGAAATATTATAACCTAATTATAGAAGTAGCAACAAGAATTAAAGATGCAACGAAAAGAGACGTTAGAATAGTTGATTTATTTAATGAGAAGTTGGGTAGTGTTGAAATATGGATAGATGACATTAAAAACAAAACAAAATAATAATATGGAAAGACCACAGATTAGACAAACGTTTTGTTAGTGATAATTATGATTTAGATTTGTATTTTTTATATAATTTAAAAAATTCTTCATCATTCATACTAGAAAATTCTTCATCTGCTTTATTCTTCATATCTTGAGCATCCCAAAGTGATGGTTTTAAATGTTTTGTATCAAAAGATGTTTCAACACCATAATCTATTAATTCACATCGAAGTTTAAACATAATCCATTCAAAATCATGACTATCTTTTGAGTTTTTCTACTAATATATTCATATTCCATTGGTAAATCATAACTATCACTAACATCAGATATATTCAAGTTTTCTTTGAACTCACCGAAACCTTTTATGTGTCTTTCATTTTCCATCTTCGTTTATTATTTTAGTATATATATTATATTTATAAGTTAAATATTATTCACCTTTAAAATTTCTAAAATTTTACACTTTTTGAATATTACACAAGTTTCTGTTTAATATATATTAGTAAATTATAAATAATAATATGGAAAGACCACAGATTAGACAAACAGAACAACAACATGTTGAGAGTGAACGAGAAATCGTTGGTTCGGAAGCAGAAGAATTATTGCGTAAATATGGTTATTCCGAAGAATTTACAACTAGAGCAAATCCAACCAAAGAAGAAAGCAATCCTATAACATTTGAAGAAATGGTTAAACAGGAAGAAGCTAAAAAGAAAGCGTTAAGAGATCGAAGAAACCAGAAAATGAATGGCCCAAAACCAATAACATTTAGAGGTGATGAATATGATTCAAAAGTTACTTATGGATCAGATGAGGAATCAGGATTAGGATTCAAAATAGAAATAACTTCTGATATGAAGTTGCCGAAATATTAACAATTTTTTAAACTTATAACTTAATACAATTATAATTCATAACGATTAAAAATAGCGAGATAGGCTATTTCAAAAAATAATTATTCATATATATGATTACTAGCGAAATAAATAGTGACAAGAAACAAACAGACTTTAAAAATGAATTTAGTAAAGAAATTTATGAACAAACATACAGATTTGGGAAAGAAAATATAAATAACACACTTTACAGAATTGCAAACGAATTGGCTTCAGTCGAAACCGATAAAAAATCTTGGACAGAAAACTTTTTAGATCTTTTAACAGATTTTAAATTTGTACCAGGTGGTAGAATTATATCAAATGCCGGTGTTCCATTAAGAGGAACTAGTATGATAAATTGCTTCGTCGATGGTTTTAAAGGAGGAGACCAAGACTCAATGGAAAGCATAATGGACACATTAAGGAGACAAGCGATGATACTTAAATCTGAAGGTGGTTATGGCTTTTGTGCAGATGTTATGAGACCAAGAGGTAGTTTCATTAGAGGTATCGGAAATGAATCACCAGGATCAGTTAAAATGCTTGATATGTGGGACACACAATCCGCAGTTATTACTGAAGGAAGTGGTAAGAAGAGTGATAGAAAAGATGGTAAAGTTAAAATTCGTAAAGGTGCACAAATGGTGACTATGAGTTGCTGGCATCCCGATATTGAAGAATTTATAACTGCTAAACAAACACCAGGTAGATTGACAAAATTTAACATGTCTATTCTAGCATCTGATGAATTGATGAAGTGTGTTGAAAATAACTCACCATGGAATCTCGAATTCCCTGATTATGACACATTCCCAAATGAATATAAAGAAGAGTGGAATGGTAATATTGCCGAGTGGAAAGAAAAAGGTTATACTACAATAGTCTATAAAACATTCGAAGATGCTAATGAACTATGGGATGTTATTATGATGTCTACATATAATAGAAATGAACCAGGTGTTTTATTCATAGATACAATCAACAAGCTAAACAATCTTAAATATTGTGAGTTCATCAACGCTACAAACCCTTGTGGGGAACAGGTATTACCAATTGGTGGTGTTTGCTTATTAGGTTCTATTAACTTAACACAATTTATTGATTTTAAAAATCAAAACTGGGATTATACTAAATTGAAAAAATATATTCCAAGTATTGTTAGATTGATGGATAATGTTAATGATAAAACTTATGTACCACTTGATTATCAAAGAGAAAATCTAGTTGATAAACGTAGAATTGGTTTAGGTATGATGGGATATGGTTCTGCATTGATGATGTTAAAACTAAAATATGGTTCAAAAGAAGCACTTAAATTAACAGAAGAGTTAATGAGTTTTATCGCAAATAATGCTTATTCTGCTTCAGCAATGTTAGCAAAAGAAAAAGGGAAATTTAGATTATATGAGGAAAGCGAATACTTAAATTCTAACTTTATCAAACAAGCACTGACAAAGGAGACGATAGAATTAATTAAAGAACATGGTATTAGAAATTCACATCTATTATCTATACAACCTACTGGAAATAGTTCAATATTTGCAAACAATGTATCAGGTGGACTAGAACCATTATTTATGCCAGAATATATAAGAACTTCTATTATGCCTTATTCACCAGAAGGATTAGAAATTCCTAAGAATATTGACTGGGATAATAAATCTTATGTTTCAATGACTAACTGGGAGTGGATAAGAGAAGGTGATGAACCATTACTCGCAACTACATTTGATAATTATAGATGGAAGTTTGATAAGAATAGAGGATTATTAAGAGAAACACTAGTTGAGGATTATGCAGTTTCTTTCTTAAAAGAAAAAGATGAGTGGGATGCTGGTGCTGATTGGGCTGCAACTACTACAACTTTAAATATTAATGAACACATTGATACAATGGCAGTTATTGCTAAATATATTGACTCTGCGATTTCTAAAACAGTAAATTTACCAAATGAATATTCTTACGAAGATTTTAAAGACCTTTATAAGAAATTACACGATACTAAAACTATTAAAGGTGGTACAACTTATAGAGCAGGTACAATGACTTCTGTATTATCCGGAAAAGATAAAGAAGAAAAGAGTGAAAACACACTTGCTAAAACAGAAGCACCTAGAAGACCAAAGGTTTTAAACTGTGACATTCATCACGTTACTGTACAAGGTGATAAGTGGACTGTTATTATTGGATTATTTGGTGATAATAAAGATCCTTATGAAGTATTTGCTTTCAAAAAGAAGAGCATTAGTATTTCTGCCTCAATAAAAGAAGGACAATTAACGAAAGTTAAGAAAGGAAGATATGATTTAGATTTAAATGGTGTTGTTATTGAAAATATCAAAGAACACTTTACATCTGATGAAGAAGAAGCTCTAACTAGAATGATATCTACTGCATTACGACATGGTGCTAATATCAATTTTATATATGACCAGTTACAAAAATCAGAGGGTAATATTGTATCATTCTCAAAAGCGGTATCAAGAACCTTGAAGAAATATTTAAGTGATGATAAAACAGAGGATTGTCCTAGTTGTAAAGCTGATAAAGCACTAGTATTACAAGAAGGGTGTTTTGTCTGTAAACATTGTGGATACAGTAAATGTTCTTAAAAATATTTTAAGAATTATATTAAGCCAAAAAGTTATAAACTAATTTTTTGGCTTTTTCTATAATAGATATGTATTGGTATAGCGAAGAAATGTTCATTAAAGAACTCAAGGTATTAAATAGTAAGTTTAGAAGAAATAAGATACTTAAAATATTTAATATCAAAACTTAATATATAATACATAAAAATGATGAAAAATGATGAGAAATATTAAAGGATTTGAAAAATTTGAAGCTATTGGTTTTAAAACACCAAATGATAATAGAGATAGAGAAACTAAATCTGATGTTTACAAAGAAGTTGGTTATAAACCAACAGAGAATAAAGAAAGAGAAATAGGATATTATTGGGTTTTATTAAAAGGTGATAGTAAATGGACAATAGGACTTTATGATGATTATAATGAATGGGAAATTATTGCTTGTGATGAAATACTTACTGATGATAGTTTTGACAAAATAGGTGATTTTATATCTAAACCAAGATAAATTAAATTAATAATCTATTTATTTGTATATCTCTTATTTCATCTATACTTCTGTAGAAATACCAAGTTCTTTCATATGCTTGTTTTAAAGTTGTGTAATCTGGTATAGAATCCCAAGACCCATAAACGGTTATCTCATCATCCCACAGAATTGTTCTTTGAATTTCACTTTGACAATCATATAAATCCATTTCATAAAACTCTAAATCACTTTTACTGTTTTTTGTCTTTATCCTAAACTCAGTATTATATTCAATTGTTCGTCTACAATCCACGTATTCTATTTCAAGTGCTTGATCACACATTAAAGAGTTTAGATAAATTGCAACTTTTGGATAGGACATCGAGTCGTTAGATAAAGTAAATTTCTCATATAAGAAAAATTGACCAACCTTAACTTTTGAGTCAATGAAATCATATTTATTAAGATGTGCTGTTATGTTTTCTTCATCACCTCTTTCTAGTAAAACCTTTTTCTCAAGAGACTCTTTTGCCTCATCTATATTATTAAAAATCCTCATTACATCTATAATTTCCTAAGTTTATTGAATCAAATTCATCTTTACCCTCATTTTTAACAATGCCTAATATTTTAAGCATCCCATTTATAGGACTACTTTTAAATTTATGACCAACAAATTCACTACTGAAATCAAACACCTTTTCATTATTTACAAAAAGTTTAGCACTTTGGTGTCCAAATCCACCAAAATAATCAGTGCTTATTCTACCAATGGTTTTATTTTTACCAAATTTCTTAATATTCGGTATATAAGTTGTTGCCAAAATATTCTGTGGTAATTCTACCCATTTAATATCGGGTAATTCTTTATCTTCTATTATAGAGTCTATTTTACTTTCTCTAAGCTCGTCTTTATTTATTATAAATATTGATATACAATGCATGTCACAAATATAGTTAAAATATTTATATAATCCAATAATTTATTTTATATATAGTTTATGAAACATCTCAAAGATTATATAATGTATGAAGCCCTTAGAAAAAGACGAAATTTATACGATAAAGATGACGTGTCTAATTGGCATTATAAGGTAGTTGTTGAGTGGGGACATGGTGATGCCGATGGTTTAACTATTGAAAAATATCCATTTGAAACTGAAAAAGAAATGAAACTCTTTTTAGAATTTACTTGTGAATTAAGAGGTGGGTTTCTAGAAAATCAGGGACATGGTAAAATTGGATACTTCGGGAGAAATAGCAGATCTTATGAAGAAGCTAACAAAATTGCTAATAGATATAGTTCGAATTTTGAAGTTCCATATGATAAATTTAGTAATAGATGGTCGCCGTCTATTGAACATATTTGGGTAGAAATAGATAATGTGATACATAATATTATTTGGGACAAGCCTTTAAAAACTAATCTTATTGAATTACCTAAAATAGGCGATAAAATCATAACAAATACTGGACAAATATGTGGTAAAGGACCAAGACTTTGGAATAAACCAGAAAATTTCTTTTATTATTATTGGGATTTAAAATATATGGGTGATACTGATGTAGATTCTGAAGGAAATCCTGGTAATGAATATATTTCTATTGAAGTCGAAGTAACCGATTGTAAGATAGGTTCAAGTATGAATTATGAAAGAACTGAGTGGAATCACGAAGAAGATAAAAAAACAGATTCATATTTTGTTTATTATGACCTTGTTGGATTTACTTATACATTATTATGTAAATTTATGGACAAATACATCACAACAAATATTTATGGATTCGATCCTAAATATTCATCAAAATATCACTATTCTTTATACGGAACTAATGATTATTATTTATACTAAAAATTAAATTTATTACACCAAATATTCCTTATTCATAAATATTTTCACTATATTTGTAATACAAATAATAATAGATAATTATGAAAAAAAGATTTTTAGTAGCAGTCACGGGTGGAATCTCAGCATATAAATCAGCAAGTATTATATCAGCACTGTTAATTAATGGTCACGATGTTAAAGTTATTGCTACTGATAATGCTTCCAATTTTGTAACAACAAATGTGTTGAATGTAATCAGCAAAGATAATTATATAACTGAAACACCAGGTGAAACAAAACATATAGATTTAGCTAAGTGGTGTGATATCTTCTTAATGGTCCCTGCTACTGCAAATACTATAGCGAAAATTAGTAACGGCTTAGCCGATAATTTAGTAACAACATCCTTTCTTGCATTACCTAAAGATAAGATTAAAATTATCTGTCCTGCTATGAACACAATGATGTGGGAGAACGAGGCAACAATTACAAACATCGAAAAGATTAAAAAGTTTTCGAACTTATATATAATTGAACCTGCTTATGGTCAATTAGCTTGTGGTGATATTGGCGCAGGAAAACTCCCAAAAACTAGAGAAATTATATCAGAAATAACTAAAATGATTGAGGTGAAAACTTGGTCATTCCCATTGGTTAACCCAATGATTGGGCCAACAAAAGATTCTTTTTCATATCTTGATTTTGACTGGAGAAAAGAGGTTCAGATACCCGTGAATAGTCATGTGGGCTCATTTGGGGTACGTAGGAAGCACGATATACACAAAGGTATAGATTTATACGCCGAAGTAGGAACCTCTGTGTACGCAGTCGAGGATGGCTTTGTGTGTGAGGTGTGTCCATTTACCGGTGAAATTGCCGGGTTCCCATGGTGGGAAAATACATATGGTGTTTACGTCGAAGGTGATAGCGGGGTCGTTGTTTATGGTGAAATATTACCAGAAGAAGGATTGAAAGAGGGAGATATTATTGAAAAAGGACAACTTATTGGTACTGTTCTAAGAGTACTTAAAAAAGATAATGGTAGACCACTTTCAATGTTACACTTAGAGTTACATAAGAGAACACATTTACATATAGGTAGATGGGAAATCGGAGAGGAATTACCAGAGGGATATATCAACCCAACAGAATTTTTATTAAAATCAACTAAACTGACAAAGTAATGAGGAAAATATTTTATGATTGGGTATCATATGAATGGTGGAGGTGGTTTTTGGAAATTCAACACTAAGCGATTATTAAAATTTTTATTAATAATCAATTTTACCACATTGTTAATCGTAGCAGCTTTATTATTAAAAAGTTATTATTAAAAAGTTAAAAAAAATATGAAAAAAATATTAATCACATCAGGTGGAACTAGAGAATATATTGATTCAGTAAGAGTCTTAACTAATATTAGCACAGGTAAATTGGGTGCCAAAATTGCTAATAAATTTTTATCAGAAAATGCAAGTGATAAATTTATTTTTGTTGATAAAGAAGGGTTTTTCCTTAATAGGAAACAAGATATTAAATATAAAGTTTATTATGTTGCGCCTAAATCGGCTAAGCAACCAGAACTAATGGAATTTGTAAAGGATAATGAGTTCTCTTATATTGAGATAACAGATGTGAATTCTGTTTGTAAAGTAATGGAAGAACTTGTTCCTGAAATGGATGTTGTTATCCACTTAATGGCAGTTTCAGATTTCGGTTTCAAACCAGCATCTACCAAACTAAAAAGTTCAGACCCAATTGCATTCATTGAGTCTTTGAAAGATAGAGTATATCAAACACCAAAGATTTTACCTTTAATCAAAAAGTGGAATCCTCTTTGTAAATTAGTATCATTCAAATTTGAAGTTGGTTTAGAGCACGAAGATTTAGTTAGTATTGCTAGAAAATCTATGAAAGGTGGTAGTTCTGATTTAGTCATAGCAAATGATAAAGTTGAAATGGTCGAAAACAATTCACATATTGCTTATGCAATAACTGAAGACAATGAGACTAAATTAAACTCAAAAGATGAGATTGTTGAATATTTATATCTTAATTTAATCTAATAATAATTGATTTAAGATCTTCATATAGTTTTATTTCGATTAAATGACCATATTTAAATAACGATCTTCTAATAAATACATATGTTTCTTCTAAATTATATTTAGATGATCGTTGTTTACGCTTAATTTCTATATTATTCTCATATTTATAGATGTTTGCTATTTTTGAAAAATTTTCAATTAAAGTTAAATTGACTTCTTCTAAAATATCCTTACCCTTTGTTGATTCAGGTATAAATATTTTTTTATCAATCACATCATCTGGGTGTCGAAGTGAGATTATAGTTTGATAATGATTTTGTTCATATTTCATTTCAAATCCCATTTCTTGGAGTCTTTTTAATAGAGTAATCTCAGAGTCTCTCATCTCTATTATTGTCTCTATATCTGATTTAGAAAGATGTCTAAACCCAATAACAATTCGATAAGATTTAAATAAATTAAGATTAAAATTCATATAATCACTAATTCTACCTAAGTTACGTGAATAATCACTGCGACCTATAAATGTTTCCACATCGACTTTACCAATATCAATAAAATCATAAAGAAGTCCTTTAATGTCATGTACCCTCTCATACTCAACGACTATATCATCGGCCCAGTGAGATTCTTCAAAAACTTTAAATAATTTAATATTCTTCATAGACTATATATATTAAAAGTTAATATATTTTTTTAGAAACTTCTATACTTGCTTTTATATCATTTTCACAATATTCCGCTATCTTTCCTGTCTTATTTTCCCAGTAAGCTAAATGTACTTCAGAACCATTCATATCCACCTTTGGTGAGTCTATATCTAATTCATATGCTACTTCATCAAATGAGAATGCCCATGCGAATTTTTGTTTCCAATCCTCGGATAAATCTGTTATTCTAGCATCCCATGGCTTCTTATCATACATATAAATAATATTAGCAGGTTCTATTCCATATTTATGTAACTTGTGTAACACCCAAGGGATATCAAAGTAAAGGATTCTAAATCCACATAAGTTAAAGTTCTTTTTCTCTATCTTCTTTAATAGGTTATTGAAAGATTCAACAATAAGTTTTTCATCATCACCATAAAATGATCGTATTTGACTAACTTCACTGTTATCAATATAACCAAAAGCTATACATACGATTTTACCAAATGTTGAAACAATTCCCGCATTATCTAAATATGCCTCATCTATTGATGAATATTTATCTACCCAATTTAATTTATTATATTTCTTCTCGAATAATTTAGCACCTCTTTCATCATTTAGTTTAAATCTATTATAATCTGGGTGTGCACCGGCAGTCTCTATATCAAAATGGAATAAGTCGTTAGTCATCATCATCTATTATTAATTTTATTTTATTGTTTCGTTTAATGTCTTCTGTTAATGTTGTTAACCTTCTTTGGTCAGCACATAGATAGCATCTACTGCCTTGAAATGGGTAATGTAGTGAAAATATATATGAACATTCTTCACAATAATAATTACCACAAATATCACATACCGAATCTTCTTCGATATATCTATTATAACATATATAACAATGACACATATTTATTTTAGTGAAAAAACTTAATATGTTTACATAAAAAACATTTTTAAAAATAATATATAGATTATGAAATATTTAAATGGTTATCGATTGTTTGAAGCTAAGAAATTGAATGAATACGATAATTTAATGGGTAAGATGTTGCACCTTTACGGCTCAATACCATTGGAGAAGGAAAAAGCATCAATTGTTATTGCTAAAATTATATATGGCCCTACTCATGGTGAGTATTACAGATTAGGACAAGATGTTGATATTAAAAATCAAAAAGACCACGATAAGGTCAGATTTAAAGATTATTTTGATTCTTTATTAAAATCAAAAGATTCTAGAGGTCATAACTTTGAGGGAACAATAGCCGGGTTATATGATGGTGAGTTAGCAAAACGTGGTGAGAAATGGGACCTAGTTATAGGTGGTGAAACATGGAGTCTTAAATTTGTTGATCAAGCATCTAAGGCACCTGAAATTGGGAGCTTTAAGAAAACCATTTTAATATATGATAGGAAAAGACTAGAGGTTTATGCAGAAGAATTAGGACTTAAAAAAAGAATAGATTATAAAGCATCAACTAAAAACCAAGACTTACTAAAAAAATTAATAGAATTAGATACAGACTCAGAGTTAGAAGGGTTTTATTTATTAGAAGATAAAATAGTAGAAAATGGTGGGTTAACTTACTTATTTAGATCAGACAAAGATGATCTCAAAGAAATCGCTTTTAATGTAATATCAGAAGGTATTACAGGTGGGTGGATAATTGCTTACCCAGTAAAAGATGATAATGGTGAAATCAATATAAGACAACATATTATAGATATAGATGAGATGAGGGACCTTTTCATGAAAGGTTATAGTGTTTCTCCAAAAGGTGGGTTAAAGTATCACCTTAAACTAGCACTAAGTTCAAGGTTTGTACATATGAGTGATTACCATGTTGTATCAAATATCATAATACCAAAATTAAGATTAAGTGAATTGAGAAGAATATCTAGAAATTCAACAGAAGATACTTGGGCTGAAAATGTTTTTGGTGAGTATGGTTCTAAGATAAGACCCGATGTGTTGAGATATATTAAAGGAGATTCTGAAAATATATCTAAACGATTAATAACATTTAATAACTTTAGAAAAAAAATAGATTAAAAATTATGAAACATATTAAGAAATTTAATGAAGAGGCTTGGTTACCATTCTCAATTGCTAGAAAAGAAAAAGAATTCAATGCAGAGTCAATAAGGAGAAGACTTAAAAACGAAGAAGATTCTAAAAAAGAGCAGCTTGAAAGAGACTCAAAAAAGATTTTTGATAATGGCAGGCTTATAAAATATATAAAATCTGAAATTTTAAAGAAGGAACGAAAAGGAAGTGAATATACTGAGATAAAGCATGATAAATTCAAAACCAAAAATAGTGAGGGAAGAATCAATAATTTCTTATTTGAGAAAATAAAAGAATATTTCGAAGAATTGGGATTTATTGTTGATTTAAATATTGGACAAAGGTTTGTATCATTTAATGCACTTGAAAGATCCTAATTATTCTAGAACACAACAGGCATTCCCAAAGAATCCTGCCAAATCCTAAAAAATAATAGTGAAAGATGAGAATTATTAAAACTTTTGAAAATTTTAAACACATACCAATGGTGTCTAAACATAGACCTAACTCAGATGATAATAATGGTATTCAAGGTGCAATGAATTTTATGCTTGATATAATCCGAGATTGTAAGACATCTAAAATAATAGATGGTGATACTCATGTAGGGGGGTGGTGACATATCTATTAAATTTGAAGATATGAGCAATGGTGCAATAACTGAACTATTATCAAATATTAAAAAACATGATGATGTAAGAGATTTTGAATGTGACGATTTTGATATAGATAATAGTGATGAATTATATGGTGATATAACATTTTATCACGATGATTACTTTTTCTGTTTAGATGGATTTCATTTTAGTGATGATGGGAAATATATAAATTTTCATTTTGATAATTAGAAACGTAGCGTATATACTTTTATATATAAGGTAAATTAATTATAAATATATGCCACCTGTAAAAAATAAAATGTTCGCACTTAGAATCTCAGAAAAATTATTAAATGAGTATCGTGAATTCTGTGAAGAGAATTCAATAAACATATCAAAACGACTTAGGAAATTCATGGAAAGAGATTTAGAAGCTTGGAAACAAAGAAAAAGAGAAAAATAAGAAATTATATGAAAGATTTAAGACACATCAAAAGTTTCAATGAAGGAACAGAAAATCAATATTTACTTATAGTACACTATGAAGGTGGTGATGAGATACATTTTAATGTTATCGATTATTCATTATATCCTCAAATTAGTAAAATTATAAATGATGGATTAAACACACAAGAAGCAGTGAATGATATGTTAACTATTATATATGATAATACATTAGAACAATTAATGTGCCAAACTTATGTTTTAGAGGATTATACTAAAATCGATAAATATAATATCGTAAAATGTATACATCTTATGGAATTAGGTAGTTAAAGTATTTTTTATTACAAAAATTTTATTACCTTTGTGGTAAAGAGTTAAGAATGTGCTTAAAATGAACAAAATTCAAACTTTTTTAAAAATAAACGATAATAAATTTGGATAATTAAAACTTTTACCGTATATTTGTATAAGATAATGAGAAAATAACAAAAACAGAGAATAAACTTTTAATATATAAAACAATGAAAAACAGAAATCTAAATATGAACACGAATTTAACACTCAACGTAGTGAATATTACTTTATGTAATATTAGACGAACTGAGGGTTGTGATCAATTTAGACTTTATTGAAAGAAATAAAAAGACTAAACATAAATCAAACCCTCAGAAATAAAAAATTCTGAGGGTTTTTTTATGTAATGAAAAATTGGATTAGTAGCTCAGTTGGTAGAGCAATTGTTTGTTAAACAAAAGGTCGCTGGATCGTGCCCAGCCTAGTCCGCAACAAAATGTTCTTTGACGTATTGGGATATAAAAATTAAAAACGATTGTGTTGCCGTAGTTGGTCGAACGGTCCAGACTGTTAATCTGGTGAGTTAAACTCCACCGTAGGTTCGAATCCTACCACAATCGCTTAATAAACTTCGTTAATATGAAGTTGTGTAGTTTTAATATATAAAAGAAAATATTAAAATTATGAGTGAATTAAGAAATAAAATAATAGAATTAAGAATTAATGGTAAAAAATATACAGAAATAAGTGAGATATTAGGATGTTCTAAATCAACGATAAGTTATCACTGTAAACGAAATAAAAAAATAATTTATATCGAGAATGTTGATATTGAATCACAGACAGAAATAGTAGAATATCGAGAAATTGGTTTAAGATTAATAGAAATATATGAAAAATTAGAAAAAAGAATAACTAAAGAAAATATTAAAATAATATGTAGAAAAAATGGATTATCTTATTTAGATAGATTAAATGAAGAAGATATAAATAAGATTCGTGAGAAATATAAAGAAATAGGTAAACTTAGAAAAGTTGCCAGAATATTAGGATATAGTTTTAGCACAGTTAAAAAAAATGTTATTGATTTAATTGAAGATTTTAATAAAAATAAGAAAAATATAAGTAATTCAGAATCTGTTATAAATTGGAGAAAAAGAGTTAAAATAAAATTAGTAGAATATAAGGGAGGGAAATGTGAAAGATGTGGTTATAATAAGTACGTGGAAGTCTTAGAATTCCACCATAGAGATGAGTATGAAAAAGATTTTACAATATCAGGTAAATCTTGGTCATATGAAAGATTAAAAAATGAAGTTGATAAATGCATTATGCTATGTTCAAATTGTCATAAAGAAATGCATATAGAGAATAAAAATTAATAAAATACCGGGGTGTCGTAATTGGTAGCCGAGACAGACTTAAACTCTGTTGATCCTTGTGGTCGTGAGGGTTCAAATCCCTTCCCCGGTACAATACAAGGTTCCTTCGTCCAACGGATAGGACTTCAGTCTTCTAAACTGATAATATGGGTTCGAGTCCCGTAGGAATCTCAAAATATAAAATACCTCTGTGGCGAAATGGTTCACGCAGCATGTTTAGAACTTGTCTCCGAGAGGACTGTCGGTTCGACTCCGACCAGAGGTACAAAAAATAGGACTATGGTGTAATTGGCAACATCCCACTGTTACATGGTGGAGACGTGAAGTAAATCTCGGTTCGAGTCCGAGTAGTCCTACAAAACGGTGTGTATACCCTCCGGCTGATACCCGGTTGAAAGGTTAATTGGTTACACGTAGGTTCAATTCCTACCTCACCGACAAAAACACGTACCTGTGACCGAGTGATTTAGGTAGGCGGCTGCAACCCGTCTTACGGGGGTTTGAATCCCTCCAGGTACTCTAAATTTTGGAGATTAGCTCAGTGGAAGAGTAATTCCTTGACGTGGAATAGGTCAACAGTTCAATTCTGTTATCTCCAACAAAATGCCTTCTTCGCATAGTGGCTATTGCACCTGACTTTAATCAGGCGAGGTAAAACTCATCGTGGGTCCGAGTCCCACAGAAGGCTCAAAATTTAATATTGCGAGAGATTCGGCAATCGTCATCGGCTCATATCCTTTGACAAGTGGGGTCGGCACCCATTCTCGCAACAACAATGGCGCTTAAACATTTACTGGATGATGTCTAGTCTTGTAAACTAGGTAAGTGGGATCGTTACCCTCAAGTGCCTCAAAAATGCTTTCATAATTCAATGGCAGAATACTAGCTTGGTATGTTAGATATAGCAGTTCGAGTCTGCTTGAAAGCTCAAAAATGTCGCAGAAGTTCAATGGATGAATAAGGCTCTTCTAAAGCTTTGGTTGTGGGTTCGAGTCCCACCTGTGACTCTAGATTTGCATTGATGGTGGAATTGGTAGACACGCTGGCCTAAGAAGTCAGTGCCGAGAGGTGTAAGAGTTCGAATCTCTTTCTTTGCACAAAAAATAAAAAATTCATCAAATTTATGAAACAAAGCAGTATGTATTGGATATATACTGTATAAATCATTTGGTTTTGTTAGTTTCGAGTCTTATTTTAGGCTTCCAAATTGTTTAACAGCAATAAAGAAATTCGCAATTCAAAAATAAAAATAAATAAAGATGATGAAAAAATGGTCTCTATCCGAGATTTGTGAATATATTAATTTATATAACCCAATCGTAATTTTACTTAGAATTCCTATAGATCTTTTTAAATCTAAAAAGATAACTCATCATCATAACTTAATTTTAAACTTTAAGCATGAATATAGTCATGCTATATAAATAATTTTGGTAATGTTTTTAACTGAGCATTTCAAAAATAAAAATAAAAAATTAATTATTATGAGTCATTACAGATTATTAGACAAAAACCCATCTGCTATAATCACCGTAGCAGGTAGCGAGAAGAAAATTTATCAAAACAATGAAATTTTTCTTAACGATGGTGAAAATTTTGAATTTAGATTCTTCAATCCACTACAAGTGAAAATTGGAATTGAGATTATTTTCGATGGTGTTAAAAAGAACAATGGATACCTAGTGTTAAAACCAGGACAAGACATCGTTCTAGATAGATTCATCGATGAACAAAGAAAGATGAAGTATGAAACATACACCATTGATTCTAACAACTCCGATGCGGTTCAAGCAGCTGCTATGAATGGTGTTATTGAAATCAAATTTTATACTGAGGAAGTTTATAGACCAAAACCAGTTATGAGAGGTCGTAAATTATCAAAAAGTAAAAGTTGTGGGTCAAATTTTAATTCAAGGATGTATTCATCACCAGGTGTATACACAAATGAATTAGACCAAAGTACTTCTGCTGATGTAAACTATTCAGATTATTCTACACTTAGTTGTTGTTCTGGAATGGGTTCCATTGATTACTCACCAGAGGAAACCGGAAGAATAGAAAAGGGTGAAGATTCTGATCAAGAGATGAAAACTGTAAATGTTGAATTTGGTAACAGACCAATACATTCAATTGTTTATAGACTAAAACCAACTTCACAATTAAATGAAGGAGTTTCTGAAATCAGACAATATTGCTCAAGCTGTGGTTATAGATTGCGTAAACAAACATGGCAATATTGCCCAAAATGTGGCGAAAAATTAGATTAAATCTGATTTATAAAAAATAAAAATAAAAATATGAAAACAAAAATTATATGCATTTTAGATAAATCAGGTTCAATGTCATCAATTATAAGTGATGCGATTGGAGGATTTAATAGTTTCTTAGAGGAACAACAACAAATAGATGAGGTAGCGAGTATGGATATTATTCTATTCAGCAACATCTATGAAAAAATAGTTGATAATATCGACATAAGAGAAGTTAGCAAACTAGATAGAGAATCTTATAGGACTAGTGGAACAACTGCACTTTATGATGCAATTGGTAGAACAATAGAACATGAGTTAGATTTATATGGTGATTCCCCAGAAAATAGACCAGATAAGACATTATGTGTTATTTTAACTGATGGTGATGAAAACTCTAGTAGAATGTTTAATAAAGAAAAAATTAAACTAATGATTGAAGAAATGAAAGAAGACTTTAAGTGGGATTTCATATTCTTAGCAGCTAACCAAGATGCTTGTTTAACAGCAGATGGTATAGGAATATCACGAGGTAATTCCATGGATTTCTCTGGTGATAGTGAAGGAATTAAAGTAGCTTATAGTAGTATGAGTAGTGTTGCTTCATATTATCGAACAAGTAGTGTTGTCGAAAATAGCAATAATCTATTTGAAGATAGTAGAAAATAATTTAATGAAAACCCACTTTAATGTAAAGTGGGTTTTCTCTTTTAATATATATGTAAAATAAAGAAATTTAAAATGGTACATATTAAAAAATTAAATGAAAATTCACTCGCAGATAGATTATCAAACTTTTATAGCGAATATAGAGAATTGTGTAATGTTGAAGACTATGATAATCATGAATTGTGGACAGAAATAGGACAATTAACTCTTAAATATAAACTAACAAAGAGTGAAGTTAAGCATGTATTAGAAAATTTCAATTGTAGATTTGATGTCAATAGATTTTTAGAACAAACGTTAAAAGATTGGGATAAAAATGTTGATGAATCTTGGGACAGTATATTTCAAGAAGTTCTCGATAATAATATTAGAATTCCAATGGAATTAAGAACATACTTAAAGAAAAGTTATAAAGTACCAGTTAAGAAATAAATAAATTTATTAATAAAAAAACCCACTTGATAAAAGTGGGTTTTTGTTTTTATGATTCTTCTTCTTCTTCTTCATTATCAATTGTAGGAAGTTCCATTTTCCTAATAGTGCTAACATCACCATCTTTTAATTCGAGTTCTGTTATCTCTTCTAATAATTTAACAATATAATCATCTGCAGCAATACTCTCTCTTTCTATTTGAAGACAAAATTGTGCAAGTATGCCTATTTCATCTTTTTTCTGTGCCATTTTGAAGATTTCTGAATTTAGTTTATATTTAGATAATCCTCTAAACTTTCTACGAGTATAGAAATCATAAAAATCTTGATTCTGTCTTGAGATTACATAAGACGGTCTTCTAGAAGTACCAAACAATTCGGTCCTAGCTTTTTCATTCATTTCTTTAGAGTTACTACCATCATCTTCAAATTCATCAAATCTTTTAATTTCCATAGCTTATATATTAAATTTATTTATTCATAATTTAATGGGAATTTACTTAAATAAATTCTAGTTGTTGCGTTATCACCAAATATTAAATATTTAGAATCATCACCTATTATATACTGATTTAGTATTTTATTCTGAACATTTTCCGGTATAACATCACTGAATAATCTTATATTAGTTATCTTCATATCAGATGCTAATATAACTGGGTTAATATCAAGATTTTGAATTCTATATTCAATTGGTGTCATATCAATTTTTTCTTGATACAATTTTCTTAATACAGTACTACCTAATTTATCTGCATCCTCTTCATAATCAACATCTCTTTTGTATATGAATTGCTCTATGTGTCTTTGTCTTTGATTTATATTTAATACATAACAATGCCAAACATCTTCTTCAAGGGCTACTGGTTCACCAGATTGATCATATCCTAATAAATCAAATGTATAAGTGTCATCATTTAAAACAACTGATATTTTATCATTTGATAAATAGGATTTCCATCCTATTGATTTGTCAGCATCATAGAATTGTAGGAAATTATAAACCTCATCTCTAAGATAATTATGTATATTGAACCAAATTTGTAGAGAAATATTATCAGACACCTTAAACACTGGGTTTAAGTTCTTATAAGAAACTGCAACACCACCATAAGGGATGGATGCTAAATCATAGTTTGACTTGCTTATGATAGTAGATGAATTTTCAAGCAATTCTTTATCTATCTCTGCAAAATATTCTAATCTAATAGGGTCTTTTGTTAATGGTGTTAATTGTTGCTTGTTAGCAATTGATTTTTTATCCTCTGCTATTTCAACACCAAACAATTCATCAATTGTTGTATTCTTAGTAAGTTTATCCAAGTAATTCTTAATTTCTGGATTATCAGTTTGTACATTTGCTTTTTGTGTGAATTTTTTCAATATCAATTTGTAATAGACTGCTGAGTTATTAAACCCTCTAAATTGTTGTGCGTGTTCTATCTGATACATTCTATTTACTTGACAGAAATAAAGAAAATCTTCCTTTGCCGGTCTTCTCTGAACTCCAAATATTTGTTTAAATTGTTGCTTGGTAACATGTGCTTCCATAGTATCAAATAAATCCAAGTCAAAAATATTCATTTTAATCTGTGAGTCTGGGAAATTATTACCTTCAATTGAAACCTTTAAATCACCTTTACATGCGATGTTAAATAATTGGAATTCATTTAAAGTGTGGTCTTGTCCTTTTTTATCAGCATCAGTTGCGAAATAAAACACCTTGTGTCCAAAAATTTGTTCTGAATCCGCACTTAATTTTTCTAATAAATTTACTGCCGTATTCTGTGCATATGGATTGTATAGATTTGCTTTCTCATCATCAGTCATTGGGTCAAATACATTACTATCACATACTCCACTTCCACCAGTACCATCACCACTTCCACTACCAGTAGAATCCATTGTTGTATTAGGATGATAATTACCATCTGAATCATAATATCCCCATTGGTTAGACTGGCAACACGTTCTTATACCAAACAAGTTACTTTTTTGATAATCTTTAGTAACATTTTGAAAATCTCCAATTAGATTAATATCTCTAATACTTATTGGTGATCTTGATGTGTTCGTAACTGAATATTCAATTTGAAAGAACCTAATAGGATTTATCCTAACTGTTGTTATATTTTCTTTAGTTAAAGGTTCCCATTCTGCCCAAGTTTTTGTGCTATCTTGTGAATATCTATATTTTATATCTACACTATCTAAATCAACTTCTGGTATAATCTCAATGTCAGTTATACCAAATACCTTAAATATAAATGGTGACCTCATTATCTTAGTTTCTGATGGGCCAATTATCATAGTAGTAGATTCATTCATTATGAAATCATTTCTCAATAATTCACCATAAATTTTATATTCTAATAATCGAATAGAGTCATCTTCTGATTCTCCACTTCTAACCCATTTTATTTCAACATATAGAGGGTCTAGTGGATCTATCTTTGGGAAATTGTCGATATTAATATTAAGATCAAACCAATCTGTCCAAGATGTACCATTTCTAGATATTCTATAATATTGTAGTAAAAATCTGTCACTATTTAATCCCAGAGTATCATAAGTAAATTTGGTTAAGTCAGAAACTTTTTGTAAATTTGCTATATTGATTACATACTCATCACCGATATTATTAAAATAAGGTGTGGAATCTTCGGTCCCTTGTTGTGATACATCAAAATTATCATAAATGATTATTGTGCCGTTGTCTAAATTTGTAGTTACTTCATACATATCACTATATATTAAAATATGCTTCTGATAATTTGGTAAATTGAAAAATTTTCCTTATATTTGTATGTAAACAATGAAATATTCATTTAAACCTATTTATAATGAACGATATTAAAAATAAATTTTTAGAACTAACAAGCAGAACTTACCCACACGGAACAGAGAAAGATCTTTATTCTCTTTTAGGTGATGGGTTAACTCAAGATAAATACGATAACCTTTTCATAAAAATTGGTGATAGTGATACTATGTTTACTGCACACTTAGATACTGCAACATCTTCATTAGTTGATATAAACCACGTAATTGATGGTGATATAATCAAGACTGATGGTAAATCAATACTTGGTGCAGATGATAAAGCTGGTGTAGCAATCATGTTATATATGATAGATAAAAAAGTTCCTGGTTTATATTACTTTTTCGTAGGTGAAGAAGTAGGATGTGTAGGTTCGAAGAAAGTAGCAGATGAGCACAAAAAAGAAAAAATAGAAGGAATTTCAAAAGTTGTTTCTTTTGACCGAAGAGGTACTAAGTCAGTTATTACTTATCAATGTAGTAAAAGATGTGCTTCTGATGAATTTGCAAAAGCGTTAGCATTACAATTTAACACAGTTGAAGATACTTTCAAATATGATACTGATGAAGGTGGTGTTTTAACAGACTCTATACAATTCACAAGTATTTATCCGGAATGTACAAATATATCAGTTGGTTATCAATCAGAACACACACACAGTGAATCACAAAATATTGCACACCTTGAAAAATTAGCTATTGCTTGTGTAAAAGTTGATTGGGTTGCACTTCCAGTGAAAAGAGATCCTTCAAAAACAGAATATCGTTCTTACGGTGGAGGATATGGATGTGGTTATGGATACGGTGATGATTGGAGTGATAATGATTTTGGTTATACAAAGAGAAATTATAAATACAATTCTTCTTCTTGGAAAGGTAACCACAAATCTAGCAAAGATACTACTTATACAAGCCCAAAAAGCAAATATGCAACTGAACAAATTTGGTTCGTTGATAGTGGATGTGATTATATCTCATTCGTTGAAGTAGATAAAGCTACTAGAAAATATATAAGTGTAGATTTACACCCTGATAGAGTAGCAAAAGAGGAAATCACAATTGGTAATTTCTTACAATCACTAGACCTTAAATATAAGAAAATTACATGGGATGGTTTCAACTTGTTAGTTGATTATAATGGTAAGGGTCACACATCAACTGCTGATAGAAATGATTTAGTTGAGTATTTACGCTCAATAGATTACCAAAAGCTAGATGGTGATTTAGTTTAAAAAATAAAAAAACCCACTTTAATTAGTGGGTTTTTTAAATAAAAGTGAAAATAAATTTGGATAATTAAAACTTTTACCGTATATTTGTATAAGATAATGAGAAAATAATAAAAGGAAGAACAAATTTTTAATATATAGGATAATGAAAAAAGTAAATGTAAATATAACAGTAGTAAATCAACCGCAAGTTGATCAAGATCCGATTTTAATCAGGACTAGCCGTGCTTTGCAAATAACTTAAGTTAAAAAGTTAAAAACAAATAAAACCCAGTTAGTTAATTCTAACTGGGTTTTTCTATATTGTAACAATAAATGTCAGTTTTTGGTGTTCGGATTTCAATATATAAAAATAAAAGAGAATATGAGAAATAGATATGAGAAAGAATATTTTACTGAAGTAATAAAAAACTCCCAAAACTTATCAGATGTTTGTAGAAATATAGGATTAAAGAGTTTTTATGGTAATAGACAAACAGTTAAGAAAAATATTGAAAAATATAAACTTGATATAAGTCATTTTAGATACCACAAAAGTGGTGGTAGAATAAAAATACCAACAAGAGATATATTAGTTGAAAATTCTACTTATAGCAGCACTACCTGTATTAAAGAAAGGTTATATGAAGAGGGCTATAAAGAAAGAAAGTGTGAATTATGTGGACAAGGAGAAAATTGGAATAATATGAAGATTAGTTTAATTTTAGATCACATAAATGGGATAAATAATGATAATAGAATAGAAAATCTTAGAATAGTTTGCCCAAATTGTAATGCTGGTTTAGATACTCATGGTGGTAAAAATATATCAAAAAACAGTAAGTATAATTATTCAGAAGATTTAGTTAATAAGAAGTATTATTGTGATTGTGGTAATGAAATGTGGAAAAATTCGAAGTGTTGTAAAGTATGTTTTGATATAAAACAAAGAAGAGTTAAAAGACCAGATAAAGAAATATTATTAAAAGATGTAGAAAAATTAGGCTATACTGGAACAGGAAGAAAATATAATGTTAGTGATAATACTATTAGAAAATGGTTAAAAAAGTAGATGAGTAAAATATAAATTGGTTTATTGGGCCCGTGGAGAGGAACTACGCTGTCACCGTAGTAAAATAGACGGATCGTAACCGTTGTAGACCGCAAAAATACACTAGAACTAGTGAGAAAATATATTGGTCTGTGGTATAACGGTAATTACACTAGGTTTTGATCCTAGTAATTCCAGTTCGATTCTGGGCAGACCATCAAAAAAATTGGCCTATTGGGGTATGGGTATCCTTTCACACTATCACTGTGAAGAACCGAGTTCGAGTCTCGGATAGGCCGCAAAAATATAACTACGAGTAGAGGAGTCCGGTTTATCTCGCTACTTTTGGAAAGTAGAGCACGTTGGTTCAAATCCAGCCTCGTAGACAAAAAAATAAATTACCCCCGTAGGCTCCTTGGTGGAGAACTAGACTGTCACTCTAGTAAAATAGACGGATCGTAACCGTTCGAGGGTGCTAATAAAATATAATAATCTGGGTGTAGCTCAGTTGGTAGAGTACTGCATTTGGGATGCAGATGTCGTAGGTTCGAGCCCTGCCACTCAGACAAATATAATGAGAGTTGGTAGAGTGGTCAATTACGGTAGGTTTTGAACCTACTTTCGAAAGATGTCGTGGGTTCGAATCACACACTCTCATCAAAGATTTTCCCAATTTTTAAACTTAATATATAATAGAAACAAAGTTATTATAAAATGGGAATTAAAAACTGGGAACAATTTAACGAATCTATATTTACAAAAGATAAAGATGTTGATATAATCAATATAATCAAAAGAGAATTAGATGATGTAAATACAAAAGTAGATTCATTTCATAGAGATACTTTATACACATATAAATCAGATACATTGGGTGAAACGATTACCTTTGATTTCCACCAAATAGCAGATTATGAAATAACAATAGGTAATGGCGCTTCAACTAATTTTACTAACTCACCATCAGGCTATGTGTTAAAATTAAATTTTATAACTGCAAGAAAATTATACAACTCTGCAAAAAGAAGACATAAAGAAGGGTTAGAAGATGAAAAAAGAGATGCCATAAACAATGTTAGAAACAATATTGGTAATAGAAACAATATAGACAATGTTGATGATGGAAATATCAACAATGGGGAAGAATTATTTAGAAATAACACCAATTTATTGTAACATTTTATAATAACCCACGTATATAATAATAGAAGGTATAACCTAAAATCCACTAATGAAACAAATAAACTATGATGTTGTTAATGACTTGTATAACCAATACATACAAGAGTTATCTAAAGATGATGTGTGTAAATTAGAAACGAAAGTTGAAAATTTCTCAGAAGAAACTAAAATTCTAAATAAAGAAGAAACTGTATTAAAATATGTTTTAATAGTAGGAATATTAATGTTAATAATATCTTTAAGTATTTCAAGTTTAATAGTTCCGATATTTATGGCATTATTATTAGGACTTGGGTTTATACGAAAATTGATTTTGTCTAAAAAAATAAAAGTCAATAATATTATTATTGACGGAATCGAATCTGATATTAAAGCGTATAAAGAATATAGTTTAGATAATTCTTCTACATTCGAGATGAAATAGAAAAAGCCCGAACTTTAAATTCAGGATTTTCTTATATCATGTTTGTGAAAATTATTTACTTCCACCACCAGTAGCAATACCACCACCAAATGATTTAGCACCGAAATTTGATTGATTTCTAAATTTTGCTAAGTTGCTATCCCATACTATAGGCTTACCATCTTTTCTAACAGAAACTGCATAATAAATACTATCTTCTGCTGATAAATAATCATCACCTTGTATTTCTTTTGCTCTCTTAACATTTTCAGGGTTAGAATCAAATTTCTTAGCATTCTTAATTTGGCTAGCATATCTTTCTTCTGCTATTTCCTTAGCATCTTCGATAGAAATCTCACCTACGAGTTTACCTAATCCTTTTTCTACTCCTTTTTTAAGATAATCTATACCATCTTTAATTCTACCTTCATTGATTTGTAAATCTTCGTAACCATCATAATAGTTGTCAAATGCTTCAAATGTTTTAATATGTTCCATAATTTTTAATTATTTTTTATTTTTTATTTTCCCCCAGGTATGTCTACACCATATCTTTTCTGGTTTCTATAAATACCTAAGTTTTGATCCCAAGACATTTTAACGTCCTTTTCTAAAGAAATTGCTTTATACACACTATCTTCTGCTGACATATAATTATCACCTTGTTCTTCTTTTGCTCTCTTAACCTTTTCAGGGTCAGAATCGAATTTCTTAGCATTTTTAATTTGTGAAGAATATCTCTTTTCTGCTATTTCCTTAGCATCTTCGATAGAAATTTCACCGGCTAGTTTACCTAATTTTCTTTCTACACCTTTCTTAAAATCACTAATAAGACCTTCGTCTATCTGTAAATCTTCGTAACCTTCATAATTATCAAATGTTTCAAATGTTTTAATATGTTCCATATTTTTAATTATTTTTTCTTATTCTATATATTAAATAATAAAACACTTTTTTCTCAAATAATATCTTATCTTTAACTAATCTATATATTAAATAATAAAACACAAATATCTTTCAACTCTAAAAAATTATCCGTATATTTGTATATTACTAAAAGAAATATAATGATATCAATGACTAAAAAACAAGTATATAAAATAATCTTCAATAATAATTTTTCAGTTTTAGGAGGAGAATTAGATCATGTATCAACAGAAGATAAATTGAAAATTTTAAACATGCCAATAGAATCATATTTTGATTGTTTCGGTGACGATAAGATATTATATATCATATCAACATTAGATACTTTTGAGCGATATTTAAATAATCTTCAGGTAAATAGAATTGAATTTAAATCTATGAATATTTCAACCGATATTCTATCATATTCAGAACCAATACTTAGACCAAAAATCACACAAACTATTAAATGGGGAATGTTTAGTAAAGATTTAAACGATTGGGTCAGAACTAATATAAGTATAGATTCATTAGTAAGTAAAGTATGCACTAAAGATGGATATAGAAGTCTATCTGATTTAGAAAAGGAAATATTTACAGAGTATACCGATTGTTAAAAAAGAAATAAAAAGAAATATGAATGTATTTTTAGATGATATAAGAACACCAAACATGTCACATAACTATAATCGTGGATTAGGAACTGATTATGAATGGGTTATAATTAGAGACTATTTTGAGTTTGTTAAGTTTGTAAAATCAAATTTTGACGAAATAGAACTAATCTCATTTGACCATGACTTAGCTTGTTATAATAATAATGGGGTAGAATTTACAGGTAAAGATGCTGCAGATTTTTTAGTTAATTTTTGCTTAGATAACCATAAAAAATTCCCAAATTGGTATGTACACTCTGATAATACACCTGGTAAAGCTAATATAATTGGCACAATCTTGAATTATTTGAGAGTTATTGAATATATAGATACGAGTACATTTAGGTATTATAATTGTGGTTTAATAAATAATAGACCTGTATGAATTTTATAAAAGAACACCTTGTCAAACAAATAAAGAGTGAATATAGTGGAAAGCGAAATAGTTGTGATGATATATTAAACCAAAATCATAAAGATGAGTTTAGTGGTTACTTTTATTTTGATATGCTAATTAAATGTCCATATGATGAATTTGATGAACATATTTACATAGAAAGAATTAACAGAAGTGCCGTTTTTGGGCGCAATAAAAAACATCTATTGCATCTTAATGAAATACCAGGTAATATATTAATTAAGATTTATAGAAAATTAAAAAATAATGAATTTTATTTTTACGACAAAATAGATAAAAAATCATATAAACTTAGAATAAAAAAATAATGAGAGATATAAATTTTGAATATTGCGTTTCTATTAACTATAATAGAGGATATCACTGTGAAGAGCAGGGGTGTGATTCTATATGTAGATGTAGTACACTTGAAAGTGTGGCAATAACCGATGTTGATATTAATCAAATAACAAAGAAAATTTATGATTTTTACTTTGATGATTCGAGAGAAACAAAAAGAGATATTTTACTAAATTCTATTTTATTTGATACTAATAAAGAAGTGTGCAACTATATCATTGATAGAATAATCAGATATCACAAAGTGTGGGATGCTGATAATTGGTATGCAGAGATTGAAAATGGATATTATGGTGAAGAAATAGAAGGTGTCTTTATGAAAAATGATTTCCGAAGTGAAGTAGAATATAACATAGAAACTGTATTATCGATGGAAGAATTAAGTAAGAAAATTAATTTCTTATTAAAACTTGAATATGGAATCATATTACCAAAGCTAAAGAATAAAAATTACAAATTAGAAACTGTTTTAAAATCAGATTTAATATTTGGGAACATATCACACCATGATAATGTTAAAGAGAAAGATTTAAAATTCTATTCAGATTCAAATTATAATGGTATTAGAGGTATTGTTATCAAAAAAGATGATGATAAGTATAAAATAATAGATGGTTATCATAGGTGTTACTCAACCAATAAAGAAGAGGTTACCGTTTTAGTAGCATATTAATCATCATCCTCTTCGTCATCAAGAATATCTTCATCACAGAATACACCATCTTCAATTTCAGATTTCCTATCAGAAAGTTTTAAACCATACTCTGATTCATCATCATCTTTAGCCATAGCTTTAATTAATGTATATATCTCAAGTAAAAGAGAATTACCAAGACTTTCATTATAGTTAAATTTATCAGTTAATTTAGGATTGGCTAAGTCTTCTAGCTCATATCCTAAAATCTTAGCATCTGTTGATGTTAGATATGAAACCTCATTAACCTCATCATCTTTATCAACTACTCTAAACACATTAATACTAAACATAGATAATATATAATTACCCTCATAATCCCTACTAAGTAAATCTTTACAAATATAATTATAATCATCCCAAGTAGACCATAAATTTGATAATTTTATAAACCAATTTGTTTCTGAATAATGACCTTTTAATAATATTCTTCTAGTATCATTTTCATGGTGAAAATCATCAGGTTCCTCAGGATCACCATCATCAGCAATTTCAGCAATTGCTAACACCGCAGAATCGGAACGAATATAAGAATCGTATATTTCACTATATTCCGCCTCATTTTTTAATAAATACTCATCATCCCATTCTGAATAAGCAACATCATCACAATTTTCTGGATACCACCTACCATTAATGTTTACTGCATCATCACAATGTAAATAACTATCTGCCCAATCTGAATAAACTGCCTCATCTTCATTAATATCACAATCATCCCATTCTGAATAAACAGTACCATCATCCCCATCAGCACTCTCAAAACCACCATTAGTATCACATAATAAATATTCACCATTATCGGCATTATCATTATTATATAGAATTCCTGTCTCTGGATCATATTTTCTGAATGTGTCCATGTATGGGAAGTTATTATACCTATACTCATCACTTTCACTAACCTTATCTAATTTAACAGTCATATCGACAACATCGGCTTTATTAACATAAGTAACATATCTAAAAGAATTATAATCATTATGAGTTTTATGTGCCCAGCCTTGTTCTTTAGCATAATTCTTAAATTTATCAATATCAGAATCTTTAGTTGCATAAATCCTATCCATGAAAAATTCTGGATATCCTTCTTTACTATAACTTTCAGGTTTCCATATAATAGCTCTACCTAATAATTTACCATCCTCAACTAGGATTAACATTTTACAAACTTGTGGATTGTGTGTGTATATTTTAAATACGGAAGCAGATCGGTTTCTCATACAGGAGTTATTTAAATTACCACCGCCACTTGCATAAGTCGCACCTTTATACCATTTAGCAATTTCATCACCCTCAATAATACTGAATTTTTCAGAAGTACTATCTATCATTGCTTTAAATTGATTGGTGAATTTTTCTATATCACTTGCATTATACTTACCCGGTAATACCTTATTTACAAATTTACCAATTTTTAATGAATTTCTTGATTGTGAATATACTTTACCATAATCTTCTGCATAAATTCTATCTGCTAAACCTTTTCTTTCAGGTTTATGGTAATTTGGATCATCTGTCTTTTTAATATACACGATGCCATCATTATTCATTTTTTTCCAGGCATTCTTCATCGTTATAAAAGTTACATAACCTGGTTCAGATGGTGCATCAAGCTTCTCATTATCAATACCAACAAAGGTAATATCTGGTTTTATATCATCCGCCTCAACTTCCAATAATTCTTTTGATATTGGGCTATCGGTCTTTTTCAAAATAGATCTTAGCTTTGGTGTAAAATAAATAACTGATTCATTTATAGCCTTTTCTAAAATTAATTCGCTTGTGAAATTTGAATATTTTGTAATCATGTTTATTTTCAAATGTTTTATAACTCTATATATTAAAAACATATTACAAAAAAAACCAGAATTTAAAATTCTGGTTTTTCTTATAGTGAAATAATCTTATCGAAACCTTCAGTTTCCCGTATTGGTTGATAATTTTCCATCATGTTTTTTATTACATGATTTGGTATAAATTTATTCTCCTTTTCTTTTCTAATAGCATTTCTTCTACGAATCTCATCCTCACTTATGTGTGGGAACATAACACCTAACTTATAATATTCCTTACTGAAATAATTTAGATGAACTCTTCTTCTCTTAGAGTATAGATGTGTCATATCAACAATTACATTTCTGCCATGTTTAGCCGCTTCACATAATTGTCTATTCAATTCTCTTTTGACCTCTGTCTCATTTACACTTCTAAAGGCTTCAGTATAATTTCTAGAACCATACTTATCCATTAGTATATCATCTCTGTTTATGATAACTACATTCTCGTCAATCTCTGTTTTAAATCTATCACAGAAATAACTTTTACCAACTAATGGTGCACCAATTAAGAGCATCACATATGGTGATTTTAACCTTTTAAATTTATTTAAATTCATAATTCATTATATTTATTTCTACTTGATGACACCATCTTAATTACTATTATTACCTCGGTAAATAGACATATCAAAAATAAAAATACTATTATTAATAGAATATAAATAAATATCATAAATATATTTATCCAATTTCTTCTATTCTTTCTTCAACTATCATTTCGTTGATTCTGTTTGTAACAATTTGAGAAAGTTCACTTTCATCCCTCATGTTATTAAGTTTATTTCTTATTAACACAGTATTAGAATTGAATTTACCTTCAATTTCACCAAGACGATCACCTACTATTTTTTGGTTTTCTGCCTCAGATTTATTCTCTTTTAACATTTTCTCAACAAGTTTTAATTTCTTTTCCATAGTGTCAAATTTATTTAATTCTTACAAATATAATAATAATATTTTAGATAAAAAAATATATTTAGTCCCATTTTGCATTTGGGAACATTTTTTTACCGGATTCAATCAATTTATCTTTTACAATATCATAATCTTCTTCATCACCGAAGAACCAATTTCTTCTACCTTCTAAAAAGTCTTCAATAACTTTCGTCATGCTAATCTTCTTGAATTTAGCATTTGCTAAGAATCCCTGTAGATGTGCTGGTAATTCAGTTGATGATAGGATATACATCGCATATGTTATTCTATCCTTCTTTTTTTTATCAGAACTCTTCTTTTTCTTATATAAAAATCCTTTGTGTTTGTTAGATTTTTGCGCAACATGTTCAAGTTCATGTCTTATGACATCTCTCATTTCTGCTATAAAATCATTAAATGCCATTGGGAAAAATTCACCATTAATAGTAACATCTATTGTTAAAACATCCCATGACTCATCCTCATCCCAATCAACATTCGCTTCTGTGTCAAATGCGAAATCTATCTTACTCTTATTTAAAGTATTAATAATAATTGGCGTTGTTATTTCAGACATTTCAAAATATCTTTTAAATTTAAATGACTCATCACCACTATCTAGGAATTCTTTAAATTCATTTATATACTCTCTACTTAAATTAAGCAACAATGAACTATATCTACCCTCATTTATAAACATGTCGAAATCAAATATCTGTCTTATCATAACTCTATATATTTATTTTATTACTCTATAATATTCTTCAATAACTTTCAAAGAAAATTCATCTAATTCTCTACCCGTCTCTTCACAAAACCATTTAAGTCTATCATAGATAATAACAGGTTTATTTATCTTAATATCATCGGTATCACTATCAAACCTGATTATATCAGCATCATTGAACAACTCTCTATCGTTACTATTTCGTCCTATTATATAATATATTGGGTTATCATCATAGTTAAAATTCCCACCAATTTTTGGTATGAACTCTAATGAAACTATTGTGTTACCAATACAAGATAAATCACCATGTATATCTGGACAACCCTTTAAAGTGGTCAATTCATTGCAATCACACCAAAAATTTTCTGTAATAATAGTAGAACAACCAACCAAAGTAGTTAATTCATTATAACCACAATCAAAAGTTCTAACTTTCTTGGGACCATATTTTAATGATGTTATACTATTATCTTCACAATTAAAAGTTTGACCAACTACTTCCGGGCTACCCTTTAATGTTTTTAATGTGTTTTGATAACAAAAATACCCACCACTCACTCTAATAGGCCCACCTTCCAATGAACTTAACTTATTATTATCACATGAGAAATCACCAATTACGTCTGTTGGTGAACCTTCTAAGGTTATCAATCTATTACCATCACATGCGAAATCCCCATTTACTCTACCAAATTTAATCGGTAATTTAGATAAACCCTTTTTATACAAATTAACATAATTACCCACATCAATAGAACCATCAGTATTAATAGTATAATCCTTTATGTGATATTTCTTACATATTGAATCAATATCTGATTTATTTTCATATATCTCATAACCTTTTAAGAATCTCATATAATCTTATATATTAAAAATATAATAATAGATTTTAATATATAATCACATATGAAATATCTATCAAAATTTGACCAATTAAACGAAAACGTAGCACAATCTAAAGCTCTTTTAAAGAAACTTAATATCGAAGAAGTAGATGGTGATTACTTGAAAATCAGAGAGATGATTAAAGGTAATGAGGGATATGCTTTCTGGTTTACAAAATTAAGATTCCAAGATGATATTTCAATGGATGAACTCAAAAACGTTTGGGATATTATTAAAGATAAAAATGGCTTAATTAGATATTTTAGCAAACCAGTTGTTAAGTTGGAAACATTAGAAGATTTTTTAGATGAAGCTGAAAAAGCTAAGATTAAAAGGTCGGTTAAAAGAGTGATAAATCAATTCCCATCAAGTCAGAAGAAATTCTTTGATTTAAAAAATCAAAATGATATAGACCTACTTAAAGAATTGAGTAAGAACAAATCACTACCAGCTCTTATTAAAAAAATATCATCGTTCAAAGACAAACCATCATTTATAAAAGCAGCAAATAGATTATTAACAACTGATTTAGATAACAGTTTTCATAAACTATTATCACATGTTGAAAAAACGGGTGCAAGTGTTAAAGTAGAAGATGAGGAAAATAATATTATTATATGTGAAGTTGATTATCCACAATTGAAAAACCTAGGTGGTGATACATCATGTCTTCAATTTTGCAACTGATGAAAGTCGTGGATTATCATTTGATGATAACTTGATACAAAGTTTTGCTAAAATAATAAATAGGGCAGGACATAAATATGAAAGATCATTCAGAAAAGAGAAATATACTGATGAACAGATGAAAAATCTATATAATTGGTTGTTAACAAAGGTTGATCAGACTAAAAATTCGGTTAAGAAATATCTAGCCGTTTGTTATTATAAATATGATAAGAAGAAATATAATGAATTTTTAGAATCAACATGGTCAATAAAAAATAATTATAAAACTTATAAAACTGATAGAAAGACAGGTAAACAGGAAGATATATACAAAACTATAAGAATTGTTAATCTGAAATATATTCTAAAATATTTTGCAACTATAGGTAAATTCGATGAGTATGAAGAACTTGTGAAAAAACTATTTACATTCAGAAAAACAGGAACACCAAGAGCACTTAAAATGAACAACCCAGAGTATAAGAGCACACTTCGTGTAATGGATAATATCAGAATTGATTCAAATATGGCAGAGGAAGGTGTTAGTAAAAAATATTCAATCTTCAGAGCTAACCTTTTGAAAGAAATTGAGGATTTGAAAGAATCTAGATTATTAAAATGGAATGATTGGGTGAAAATAAACAGTTAAGCACATTTTTAGTTTTTGAAAAATAATATATAAATAAATAAAAATAAAGAACTTATATGTCTAAAATAGAAAAGAAATATTCAGACTTCAGAATTGTTGAATTAAAGACGAATACCGACGAAGAGAAAAAAGTAGCACCAGATTTACTTGACTCAATAGGTAAAGATTTAACTAAGATGGCAGAAGATGGTAAATTAGATCCAATTATTGGTAGAGAAGATGAGATAGATGAGACAATTACTATTTTAGCACGAAAGAGAAAAAACAACCCAGTTCTAATTGGTAACCCAGGTATTGGTAAAACCGCTATCGTTGAAGGCATCGCACAAATGATAGTTGATAAGAAATGTCCTGATTTATTATTCGATAAAAGAATAATTGAACTTGATTTATCTTCAATTATGGCAGGAACATCCGCACAAGGTGATTTAGAGAAAAAGGTTAAGAGAATAATTTATGAATTAGAGAACAATGATGATATTATCCTTTTTATCGATGAGATTCACATGATAGTAGATGAAAACAAACCAGTTGATGTATCAAATATGTTTAAACCTGCTTTAGCAAGAGGTAGTATGAGATGTATCGGTGCAACTACTGATAAAGAATATAGAAAAATTGAAAAAGATGGTGCTTTAGAAAGAAGATTTCAAAAAGTTCAAATAGAAGAACCATCAGAAGCTAAGACTATTGAAATTTTAAATAGAATAAAAGGAAGTTATGAAAAATTTCATAGTGTTAAGTATACAGATGAATCTATTAGAGCATGTGTTAAATTAGCAGGTAAATATTTTACAGATAGATTCTTCCCAGATAAAGCTATTGACTTATTGGATGAAGTTGGTGCTAGAATCAGAGTTAGAAAAACTAAATCAAAAGATGTTAAAGCCGCAGAAATTAAATTACATAAAGTTCGTGAGGCAAAAATAAAAGCAACTGCTGATCAAGAGTTCGAAAACGCTTCTGAGTTAAGAAAAGAAGAATTAAAACTACAAGATGAATTAGAAGCTATTTCTGTTAAAACTGAAAATGTTACAGAAGTTACTAAACAACAAGTTGAAGCAATTATGTCTAGAAAAATGGATGTACCTGAATTGAAAACTGATGATAATGATCTTAAAAAATATATCGATTTAGAATCAAATATGAAAATAGATGTCATCGGACAAGATGAAGTTGTTAAAAAGATTAGTAAATCATTAAGAAGAAATGTCGCCGGGTTAAAAGATCCAAATAGACCTAGTGGTGTATTTTTATTCTTAGGATCAACTGGTGTTGGTAAAACACATACAGTTAAAACTTTAGCTAAACACTTATTCGGATCAGAATCAGATATAATTAGAATTGATATGTCTGAATATGCAGAGAAGCATAACGTAGCTAGAATGATTGGGTCACCTCCTGGTTATGTAGGTTATGGTGAAGGTGGTCAATTAACTGAAAAGGTTAGAAAGAAACCATATTCTATCCTATTATTAGATGAGTTAGAGAAAGCACATCCAGATGTATTAAATATTTTATTACAAGTATTTGAAGATGGTCAATTAACTGATGGTGAAGGTAGAAAAGTTAACTTTAAAAACACTATTATAATTATGACTTCTAATATTGGTAGTAGAGAAGCAGCACAGATAGTAGCACCTGTTGGATTTGGTAATAAAGAAAAAATGCAAGAAGAGAAAACTAAAGACACAATAAAGACAGAATTACATAAAAGATTAGCACCTGAATTCATAAATCGTATAGATGATATTATAATATTCAAATCTTTAAGTAAAGATAATATTTATCATATAATTGATGTTGAAATTAAAAAACTATCTAAAAAAGTAGAAGAGTTAGGATTTACACTTGAAATAACTGATAGCTTAAAAGAATTACTAAATGAAAAGGGATATGATGCTAAATTAGGTGCAAGACCTCTTAAAAGAGCAATTGTTAAATATATTGAAGACCCAATTTCAGAGGAATTGCTTAGAAAGACTATTAAAGATAAAATTGTAGTTGATTGGAATAAGGAATCAGATAAGATTTTAATAAATGGATCACCTATTATAGAGAAATTTGTTAAATCATGGAATAAATTTAATAAACTATGGCTAAACCAATAAACTAAATTAATTTTGCGTATATACATTAAAAGTATTGTATAGCAAAAGAAGATATCAATGTTAATAATACGTTCTATTTTAAAAAAGATAGAGCGTATTTTTATAAAGTAACGAAGCATGAAGATACTGGTATTAAATTAATTTATGTGTATCATAAAGATGATATAGATAGTGACTCCTTTTTAGATGGATACCCATTTGTAGAATATAGTTTCAATTCTAAGTTTACTGATAAGCAACAACATCGTATAAAGCAACTTGAAAAAATTGGAATTTAAGTAAGAGAAAATTTGGATAAGTGAATATTTTACCCTATCTTTGTATCAACAAAATTAAGAAAACGTTCTTTAACATATTGAAAAAAATATTGGGGAGAGTACCAAAGTGGTCAAATGGAGTCACGATGCTGAGTATTAATAATACAAAGCTATGTAACGTGATCGGCTTGTAGTCTTCGGGGGTTCGAATCCTTCTTCTTGTAAAACAATTGGGATAGACAACGATTCAGATACAAGTCCCTTTTTCACAACATGGTCGGTTCGTCTAGTGGTTAGGACGGTTGCTTCACAGTGATTACAGAGTGTTCGACTCCTCTACCGACTACAAGTTTTCGTAGTGGTTAACTTCTCTATTTTATAGAGGGTCTGTGCAATGCAGTAAAGGTTACCATAACACCTTTTTTGATTTCTAACCTCTCACATATTCGTGGGAGGTTTTTTTATATAAAAATAAATTTGGATAATTAATAAATTAGAATTATATTTGCATCAATAAACAATTAAATACATATGAATGTAGAAATAGAAAGAAAGTACTTATTAAAATCAATTCCAAATAAAAGACCGGCTGAGACTATTCAGATAGAACAATGGTATTTTAAAAATGATGATGGTATTTGGGAAAGGGCTAGGTCTTGCCATTCCGACATTAACGGGTTTTATTTCATACACACGATAAAAACCCATATTTCAGATAAATCTAATATGGAAGATGAGTGTTCAATGACACTTGAAGATTTCAATCAATTTGTGAAAAATTGTAAAAAAACTCCAAAAGAATCAACAGTTATATCAAAAACGAGATATGTAATCCCTCACAATAAAGATGGGTTATATTGGGAAGTTGATGTATTCAAAAATAATCATCATTTAATAGTGGCAGAAATAGAAATACCTAGTGAAGATTATGAAGTTAAATTACCAAAATTTATTAAGAAGAAATTGTTACTAGATGTAACTGGTATGAAACAGTTTACCAATAGAAGTCTTTCTGATAAAGTTAAAACTTTATAATATGTCACGGTATAAAATAAATGAGGGATATTTGGATAGATCAAAAACATTTTAAAGCAAATGTCGATATATATTACACACTAGATTTCAATAACCGTGATACCAAAGAAGGTGAAGTAATTATTTATTTAGGTGTGATTTGTGAAAATGATATTAATTTTTTACACGGTATCATGAATAATAGATTTCTAATAGAAATGGAGAAAAATTTATTAGACAGTTGTCAACTACAGGAAATTAATTATGAATTTGATTATGATAACAACAACACTAAAACTAATATCATTGTATATTGTGATTATATAAAGGAAAAGTCAGAGGGAATAAGAGATAGAAGAGATAGAATAATTGATGAAATTTTAAAACAAAATAAGAAAATAGAGTATAACGAATATAATTTAAACGAAAAATAATAATTATGAAAAACAACGAGTATCTAAAAAATCTACCAGATGTTAAAGCATCAATTAACAGTGATGATGAACCAGACAGTGATGATAGAGATTTTAAAATACCTAAGAACTCTAAATCTAAAACACCAGTTTTAGATACATATAGTCGTGATTTGACTAAAATGGCAGAAGAGGGTAAATTAGACACAATCGTGGGTCGTGGAAAAGAAATCGAAAGAGTATCACAGATACTTTCTCGTAGAAAGAAGAATAATCCAATTTTAATTGGTGAACCTGGTGTTGGTAAATCTTCTATTGCAGAAGGCTTAGCAAGTAGAATCGTTGAAAGAAAAGTTAGCCGTGCTCTTTTTGGGAAAAGAATCGTACTTCTTGATTTAGCAGCTATGGTAGCTGGTACAAAATATCGTGGTCAGTTTGAAGAAAGAGTTAAATCATTAATGAATGAATTAGAGAATGAAAGGGACGTTATTCTTTTCATCGACGAAATTCATACTATAATTGGTGCCGGTGGTGCATCTGGGTCATTGGACGCATCTAATATGTTCAAACCAGCTCTCTCAAGAGGAGAGTTACAAATTATCGGTGCGACAACACTAGACGAGTATAGAAAACATATCGAAAAAGATGGTGCATTGGAAAGACGTTTCCAAAAAGTTCTAATCGAACCTACAAGTGAGGAAGAATCCATTGAAATTCTTAATAACATAAAAGATAGATATGAAGAACATCACAATGTAAATTATACCGATGATGCAATTACTGCTTGTGTTGAGTTGACAAGTAGATACATGGCAGATAGGTTTTTACCGGACAAAGCTATTGATGCATTGGATGAAGCAGGTGCTAGAGTACATATTAGTAATATAGTTGTACCTAAGGAGATTACTGATATTGAAAAAAAGATTGTTGAGATTAAAGAAACAAAGACTAATGTAATTCGTGCTCAAAAATATGAAGAAGCAGCAAGACTTCGTGATGTAGAGAAAGAATTAAATATCAATCTAGCATTAGCTAGAGAGAAGTGGGAAGACGATTCGAAAAATAATCGACAAACTGTTTCAGAAGAAGATGTTGCTAGTGTAGTTTCTATGATAACAGGAATACCTGTTTCTAAAGTTAATCAGAACGAGAATGAGAAACTATCTAAAATGTTTACGGGGATTTCTACTAACATCGTCGGCCAGGATGAAGCTGTTAAAAAAGTTGTTAAAGCTATACAGCGAGGGCGTGTTGGTATGAAAGACCCAAACAAACCAGTCTTTTCAGGTATCTTAATAGGAAATAGTGGAGTTGGTAAAACTGAATTAGCTAAACAAATTGCTAAGTATATGTTTGATGATGAAGATGCTTTGATTAGATTAGATATGTCAGAATATATGGAGAAAATCTCTTTAACTAGAATTCAAGGTGCTGCACCTGGGTATGTTGGTTATGAAGATGCTAACTTTCTTGATAAAATTAAAAGAAAGCCATATTCAGTAGTTCTCTTTGATGAAATCGAAAAAGCACACACTGATATTTTCAATATCTTTTTACAGATGCTTGATGATGGGGTAGTAACTGATTCACACGGTAGAAAGATATCATTCAAAAATTGTGTTATCTTAATGACTTCAAATGTTGGGACCAAATTAATCAAAGACTTTGGAAGTGGTATTGGGTTTAGCACTAAAGCTAAATTAGAACGTAAAGATGATGATAACAAATCTATTTTAGAGAAGGAACTAAAAAAGAAATTTGCACCCGAATTCATCAATCGTTTAGATGAGATTATTTATTTCAAAGACCTTGGACGTGAGGAAATTTTAAAGATTGTTGATTTAGAATTAGCTAAAACGACTAAGAGAGCAACACAAATTGGGTTTAACCTAACAGTAACAAAACAACTAAAAGAACACTTAGTTGATGTAGGATTTGATCCAAAATTTGGAGCAAGACCATTGAAAAGAGCAATTCAAAGATGGGTTGATGATTATGTGACTGAATTTATATTGGAGCATTCACCTAAAGAAGGTTCTAAATTAAAGATTACTTATGATAAAGAGAAAGATCTATCAGTTGTCTCTTTAGTAAAAGTAAGAAGAGTTGCTAAGAAGAAGAAAGAAGATGACATTGTTCAAAATGATTTACCAGAAGATTTGAAATCATAAACACCACCATATTTTGAAATATTGGAGCATGACCGGAAAGCGAGTTAGTTTTACTACGACTCGCTTTTCTTATTTTATCAGCATTCAATACTGTATTCATTTCATCTGGAAATTCATTAAAATATTTTATCATAGCCTGTATGTTATCATCTTCTGATAATTCTTTATCCCACAGATCAGGTAGATTATATTTATTGATATCAACATAATCTTTAACCACTTTATCAAGACCAGGATCAAATTCATTCCATTCTTTTATAAATTCCATATAAACTATATATTAATTTCCAATATAATTAATATGGAAGAAAATACGAAATTAAGACCACCAGAAGCTCCATTAGGTAGAGTTTACCGAGAGGGTGGAAGTAGATATCATTGTAACAACTGTGGTTCAACAATGACAAGAAATGGCTTTCTAAGACTATTTGGTGAATATTTATGTGATAACAAGAAATGTGCTATTAATTTTAAATATTTAGAACCTGTTTTCGATAAAGAATTCCAAACCACTAACTTACTCAATGATACAATAATACATATGTGGCACCAGAGAGAAAGATGGTCGAAAAATGTTGTATCAACTGCACATACTATGCCAAATAAAGATAGATTTGATGGTATGGTTACCAAAATAAATAAAATTTTAGATAATGAATAAAAAGGATATATTAGTATGTATTACTAATCATAACAGTAATGAAAATGCTATCAAATTAAAAGAAGAATTCTCCAAATATTTTGACACTATTATAATTGATTCTAAATCAGATACGATAGAAGAGGAGTTTGATGTTAAGATAGATAACTTATTTTACACCGGACTATTCAATGAAAGTATTAAACAAACTAAATTGAGAGGCAAAAAATATTGTTATTTCATAGCATCTGATGTGTTTATAGAGGATTATGAAAAAATACCATCTATTATAGAAACATTGGGTGATGATATTTATCTTTGGGCACCAAGTACCAGAGGACAATCGCACACCCATTGTAAAAATGCTAAATCAGGTAATTATAGAGAGGTTCCATACTTAGAAGGTTTTACATTCCTAGCACATATAAATTTGTGTGATGGTGTATATCCTGTTTCTTTGAAAGAAAACTTATATGGATATGGTATTGATTTAACACTGGGTTATACCTGTATTAAAAAAATGAGGAAGAAGTGTGTTGTTGATGATAGAGTTGAAGTATATCATAAAGAAGGAACTGGTTATGACCAAGGAAAAGCTTTAAATGATATGTATAAATGGATGATATCATCAAGAGATGATAATTTCAAATATTACACATTTCTATACAGTAGGTCACCTGGTTGGGTAAAACTATTAGAGTTTCTTAAAAATAATATATAAATAGTGAAATTAGCAATTATAACACCAACATATAGAAAGTTAGATGGGTCAACATATACACACTTACGAAATGCATTAGAATCTATTAAGAATCAAACACACCAGGATTATAAATTATTTTTAATTGGTGATGATTATACCGATAATGATGAATTGATGGAACTATCAAAAATAATCACATCAGAAAAAATATATGTTGAGAATTTACCAGTAGCAATTGAACGTTTAAAATTTATTGAAGGTGCATATTCTAAATTTGACTTATGGAGAACCGGTGGGGTAAATGCGATGAATACTGCGATTATAAAAGCACTCGAAGAAGGTTATGAATATATCTGTCACTTAGATCATGATGATTTGTTTTTAGAAAATCATTTAGAGATAATATCAGAGTGTATAGAGAAAACCGGGTCAAATTTTATTACTACAAAATGTGGTTGTTATCCAAATATCACACCTGTTAAGTATTACACCAACTATAGACCTGTTCCTTCTAGATTATATAAAGTTGGTTGCTGTGTGAACCACAAATATTTTGAGAATATTTTATTCAAAAATTTGATAGAAGAAGAAGGAAGGTCATATGCCGCGGATGCCGACTTATGGATTCGGATTAGTAAAATTTTATCAAATAAAAATGAGTATGGGATATTTATAAATGAAACAACTTGTAGACATATAAATGGTGGTATTACATTAAATAAACCAGAAATAATAAAAGAAAAAGAAAAATAATATGGCAAATGGAGTTTATAAAATAACAGAAGATTTTGAAAATGAGGTTGGTAGGTACACTGGGGCACCTTATGTAATCACAGTCGATAATATGAGCAATGCTTTATTTTTATCACTAATGTATGAGGGTGTTAAAGGTAAGGAAATAACAATACCTTCCAGAACTTACCCATCTGTACCATGTGAAATAATTCACGCAGGTGCAAAAGTTAAATTCAAAACAACAAAGGGAGAAACATTAAAAGGTGCTTATCAATTAGAAGGCACAAGAACATGGGATTCCGCACTAAGATTCACACACAATATGTATATACCTAACACATTCATGTGTGTTAGTTTCACTGGTCCATACAAACACTTGAAACTAAGTAAAGGTGGGGCAATATTAACAGATGATTATGAGGCTATGCTTTGGTTAAAACGTGCTAGGTTTTCTGGTAGAAGAGAGTGTTCATACCATACTGATAATTTTGATATGATAGGATGGAATATGTATATGATGCCAGAACTTGCAGCTAGAGGCTTATTAATGATGAGTCAATTTTATGATAATATCACAAACAAACCAAAGGAAATAGCAGATTTAGAATTACCATACCCAGATTTATCAAAATTTGAAATATATAAAAGTTAAAATGAAAAGAGCATTAATAGGAGCAAGTGGTCATGCAAGAGAGGTCAACTCACAAATGGGTAATAAACTACCAATGTTTGTCGATGATGAATACTCAACAAGTGAGACACAACCAATATCAAAATTAGATTTCAATGAGTATGAAATAATGGTTGCCGTTGCAAACCCAATCGATAGGGAAAGAATTATAGAAAGGTTGCCAAAAAATGCAGTCTTTTTTACATATATTCACCCAACGGCTTTAATATTAGGAAATATTGAGATACCTGAAGGGTGTTTCGTTGGTGCATATTCTATAATAACCTGTGATATTAAAATAGGCAAACATTCTATTCTAAACAGAATGTGTCAAATAGGACATGATTGTATTATTGGTGATTACCTTAGTATGATGCCTGGATCTATTATTTCGGGTAATTGTGATATTGGTACTTGTTTTTATATAGGGAATAATTCAAGTGTTAAGGAAAAAATCAAAATTTGTAATGATGTAACAATAGGTTTATTGAGTGGTGTAGTCAAAAATATTGAAGAACCAGGAATTTATATAGGAACACCATGTGTGAGAATTTAATAATCTAAAACATTCTTGAGCTCTATTATAAAATCAGTATCTATTCTCATAAGAGTTTTTTTATCAAAAGTATAATTATTTTTCTCCAAAGTTAAATAATGACCACCTTTAGATCTACTCAATCCTTGATCCCACGCTTTTCTGCGTCTGTTTAATGTTTCATGTAATCTAGATTCACCACGAGTGCCTCCATAATTTATAAAAAACCCATAATTAAAAGGATTCAAATTATCCCTTATTAAGAAA